GCAAATCGACTCCCGCAATGTCTGCATCGAGCGTTCTTTGGGCGATTGTCGATGATCGGGATGCTCGCCGATTGCTCAGAAACCTGCTCCTGCACCTGCTGTGTGTCTTGTCTTTCGCGTTGCTGACTGGGCGGCGTTTGCGTATAAAGCGGAGTAAAGAGCAACTCTCGGAGCGCCTTATCGATGCCTCCCGATATTTGCGCCCTCCGTCGCAACTCTGCATCAACCTCAACGCTAACTCGATAAGTCTGCGGGCTAGTTTCCTTGGCCATGCTAGATACAGTATACCCGTTTACGGTATACGTCAACTATGCTATTATCCGGTGAATGACTTTTCATTATCGCGCACTACCTGATCTCACACCGCAAGACATTCAGCGCTTTTGGGATTCAGTAGACAAGTCGCCCGGGCAAGGGCCGCAAGGTGAGTGCTGGCAGTGGATTGCCGATATTGGCTCGAACGGTTATGGCCGATTCTGTAAAGGCCATCAAACCAAGTATGCTGCTCATCGGATCGCCTATAAGATTCAGTACGGCGTTGACCCTAACCAGCAGTTAGTGTGTCATCATTGCGATAATCAACCTTGTGTTCGTGGCCCTCACCTCTTCGCAGGATCCCACAAAGCGAACGCCGACGATATGATACGCAAAGGTCGCTCGGCTGTCGGCGATAGGAACGGGATGAGAAAACACCCTGAGCGCACAAGCCCAGGCGAGAAAAATGGATATGCGAAGCTTACGGATGCTGAAGTGCGAGAGATTTGCCGTGCCTATGATGCGGGAGAAGCCAATCAGTATCAATTAGCGGCGCAGTTTCACGTTTGGCAGATGACTATTAGCCGCATTGTTCGACGCATTTCACGCAAGTCAGCGCATTTCACTGATTCACAAAGATATGAAAACAGCGACATTGATCGAGTCCAGCGCAAGACGGCGACGGGGCGGGTTCAAGGTCTTCTTCATCTGTAGACTCCTCACCGTCAAACGATGCACATGGGTCACATACATTCTGGTCCAATAATGCGCTGTAAACCACTTTTGACCAATCGTCTTTACGGTTTTCAGCCTCGTCACTTCTACCTATATTGATTACTTTTGAGGCTAAACCCCGGGCCGCGCGGTCGATATAACTCACTGAGCCGCCCGCCATTTCGCTTTCTACGGCGCTCAGAAGCTCTTTTCCTGATAATCCGAGCAAGGAGTAGCGTGTGGTTGCGTCGACGATTCTGGCTTGAACGTCGTTCGCTACACGGCTCTCTGTGAGAGAGGTTAGATCATCCAGTTCATCGAATTCGTCTTCAGCGGCGGCTTTGAATCCCCGGCAGGTACAGCAGCCGCCGTCATCGAATAGGTAACAATCAAGCGCATGGGAATGAAATTGAGGCGCGGCTTTCTCGGGTCCGCTTGTCAATTCATCAATAACCAGCAATCGTCCCCTACGATGCACTTTGATGAGACGATCTCTCAGGTCGCTGTAGGATTCTTTGGAGGGGGATAGAATTAGCTCGTGCAGATTTTTGGGGTTGAGTTTCTTGATACCCGAGAGACCGTCTGTGATCAATTCCTCCCTCAGTGAGAGAAGAATCTTGCCGATTGCTTCCTGAGATGATTCCTGAGCTTGAGCCACGCCTTTGACAGCGATCTTCTCGTGCTCCTTTGGTTCACGGGAGAGGGTGAGGCCGTCCCATTCGACGGATGACTTCGTTTCGAGATGATTCAGCCCGAGGTAACTGTAGAAGGCGGTTGCTTTAACTTCGCCATGTTCATCGATAGCCTTCTGCCAGAATGAGGCGTGACGCGCGGCTACAAGAGCGTCGAGTTTGAGCTTGAGTATCTTTTGTTGCAGGCTCACTCGTCTATGCGAACCTCGAAGTGTAAAAGGTCTTTAAGTTCTCGTGCGTCGCCCTCAAAGATTGCGTTAATGAATCCCGCGCCATTAGCGCGCACTCCACACAGGCCATTCAAAATCCCCAACAGGCCGACATGGAATCCGCCGTGCTGCGCTCCGGCCTGTAACGTGGAATGATCAGCGAGTAACTGATTGCAAGGTACGCGATTAGCGATCAGGCAAGCTATGGCGTTCCGATCCAATAGTAGTAAATCGTTGAGATAATCACAGACTCTTTGCGCCAGCACGGGATCGTTCATGATTGCACCTGAAACCCTTTCATCTGTTGCTCCATCTCCGCAAACATGCGCTCCATGTCCGCAAACTTCGCCAGTGACGCCGGATCAATCGGTTGCGGCTCGGGTTTAGGTGTCATATCACTCGCAGTAGCTTCCAGCTTCTCAGGAGACATGGGGGTGGAAGTAGAGGGAATGAGGCGAACACTGCCGAGCGGTTCACCTACAGGTTCCTTGCCTAGTGAGACGAGATACTGATCGAAAGTGACGCCGCCGGAGCGGAGGGCTTCTGATTCACGCTTGTAGAGTGCGTCACGATCTTCTTGGAGCACTCTTACCTTCGTGATGTCAAATGCGAATCTTGCTCCCTTCGTGTTGTCAATCTCCGGCAACACTTGCCAAGTCAAATCCTCTGACAAATGATTCTGAATCGGGATGATCACATTCTCATATCCCTGTTGTCGGGCCTGTTCGTAAGCTGCGCCATAGTGACCATTCTCCAACCCGACTATGTACTGCAATACAATCGCTGGAATACCCGTCACGCCCGCAATGCGCGATTCAGGGACGTTGCGGAGTTTGCTGAGATCGAGTTCGTCTGGGGAGAATCCAAGCTTAGTAGCTTCAATCGGCACTGGATTCACCATCGGCGTATTTGCGTTGTCACCTGTTGAAAGTTGAATCCAACGCTGCTTAATATGCATGGCTTGTTCTTCACCTACGTGCCCGCCATCTTTAGGAGAGAGCAGATACTGAACCATGCCCATGTTTTTCATGATCTGGGCGGAGAATCTCGCTACGGCGTTGTCACCATACAACTCCTCCAGCACGCCATCCCACACCCCGGCCCCTTTGCGTGGATTGTCTGCACATACTCCACGCTTGATGTGAACCATGTCGGCGCGTTTGATCAGCACCGGAGCCTTGCCCGGCTGGTTGTACTGGAAGTGAGTGAGGAAGGTGTTGTCAGCTTCGTCGAGTGGGACTGTCGGCGTGCCTCCATCCCCCGGCCAGCGCGGTTGTACGAGGAAGTGCGGAATATGCCACAGTTCGACTATCTGCCCAGCGATATTCCGCACCTTCTTGAGATAGAAGTTCCCCATCCACCACTCGAAACCCAGCATAAGACAGTAATCGGCCCAGATCGAGAAGGGGTTAGGGCGACGAATGAGATCCGCGGCAATGTGCTCAGGTTCGACTTGTTGCGCCCCTTTGCCATCGGGCTTAGTTACGACTGGCAATGCTTCAGCGAGACTTATTCCTGTGTAATTCGCCACTGCCATCACGAGGGAAGAGCCGTCGAGTCGCCCGAGATCCTGTCGGCGATCCACTGAGCGATAATTCGGCCACTGCGTCCAGTAGTAGTCACTCCAGCCTTGAGCACGACCGTAGTCAGGACGCTCATCAGCGCGCACTTGTGAGGCTTTCGTTTCGATATCGCCGAGCATCTTCTGAGGAATAGGATCGCGCAGCTCGGTTACAGCATCACTAATCTTCTGAAAGAACGACCGCTTGCCCTCGAAGTCGAGTACCTCACTTACAGGCGGGCGATTCTCGAAGGCGTCAGGGATGCCGTTGCTGTTCGAGTCCGGGTATTGAGTCTTTGCTATTGAGTTGCGTGGCATTTGCGTATCACCGCGTTAGTTAGTTTCTCTATGAAGTTTCGGGGCATTAGTAGATAGTTGACCAATCAGGACGCGCTAGTTTGGAAAACGCTCCGCTCGCAGCGTCAACTTGGTCATCATGCGCGCCGTTTGGAAATCCTGTCAATTCATTTCTAAACGGCACATTCCACGAAGCTTTAACAATTCGGACGTTTTTAGCTTCACACTGCGAGGCTAAAGGATCGGCGCGTGTGGTCTTGTCCGCCTTCGCCATTTCAGTGTGAACACTGTAGCCAGCCAGAAAGCGGACAATGTTATCGATCATTTCAACTGCTAACCCGGGTACTTTCTCAATCCATAGTGGAATTTGTCCGTATTTATCGAGATCTGCCTCAGCTACGTCTTTGATTTTCTGATTACGATCCATCGGAGACCACTGCCCACGCTCGACATTCTCTATATAGAAAATGCCCTCGTGTTCTGCCATCAGGCATCCCACTGTGTAGTCGGCCTTTTTGCTGTCGCTGCCGCCAAGATCCCAATAACGTACCCGTTTCGCCTTGACGGGAACCGCGCTAACTTCGTGAGCGAGATCGGCTAGTTTGAACATTCCGCCCTCACGCGCCGTGGGACGTTGGCGATAGAGCGCATTCCAGTAGTACGAGCCGATGCGCTTCTCAATCTTGCGTAGTTTCTTAATCGGATAACGTTCTGGGCAAAGGGCTTCGCCGACTTTACGATCATCAGGTTCCAATGTGCAGGTAGGCGGAATTATTATCTGATCCTCTTCCTTGATCGCCTCCAGACAGATGATGTGCCAGTGTTCGGGTTCCTCTTCAAATTCCTGCGACAGAAGCCAGCCTGGCAAATCCATCTCATTCCAGCGCGTGGCTTGCAGCACGATTGCTCCGTTGGGTTCCTCGCGCGTGTAAAAAGTTGATGGATACCAGTCCTGATGATCCTTGCGCGTCGCTTCTGATTGTGCTTCTTTGGCGTTTTTCAGCGGGTCGTCAATAATTCCCAGATGAAAACCTTTACCTGTAATTGGCCCTCCCACACCGGCAGACCATAATCCCCCACCTTTGGCTGTTTCCCAATGTTTTACCGCCCGCGCAGACTCGCGCATAACACTGCCACTGCTTAGATAGTTGTCGCGTGAGTTTCTGGAAAGCGTGTAGGCGAGCTCGGCGGCGTAAGAATTGATGCCTGCCCAGCGTTCCGGGTAGAGACTCAGGTAATAAGCCGAGAATAAGCGGGAGAGTAACTCTGACTTACCATGCCGCGGCGGGGCGAAAATCATTACCCGATTAAGTTCGCCGAGTGCGACGCGAATCAGTACGCGTGCGATCTTTATGCAGTGCGGATACCACCGAAAACGAGGGTTGGCGATGGTGACGAAGGACTGAAATCCCTCAAGGCTCGGCTGACGACTCTTGGCCGTTCGCAGTGGCTCGATGGGCTGCTTCGAGAAGTCGAATTGCTTTGTCTGCCATGACTCCGTGGAGAACGGCAAACTCACCGGCGGGCTGTTTTGTAACGTATTCTCTCTCACGCGCTAAGATTGTTTGCTCCTTGAGCGTGATGAGGGTCTCAGTGAGATACTCGAACAAAAGCCGTTCGATGTGCTCACCCTTTTTAGTTGCAACAACTTGCAATTGGTCATCAGGAATGGCGCTTCTCCATCGGCTAACTACTGAAGGATCAAGATTGTACTGACTTGCAACCTCTGTGACTCCCTGACCTACAAGAAGTGACGCGATAACTTGCGCGCGAATGTCATCGGAATGTCTCTTACCACGCATGGAACAAATTTGCCGCTCGGGAGTTTAACCGATTAAACGAAGGTGGCGCTACCTATTCCTCACTAGCACATCCGCCACATAACCACTTCTCCCGTCATCGAAGCCGATAAAGATATACCAGAAGTCACTCGCTGGATCTTTCGTACGCGTTCCCGTTGTCCATCCTCGAGCGTTAATTTTTGCTGTCCCTATTGACGGAGCAGAGATAGTTGGCCCGCTGCGAATGTTGGCCTTAGCAATGATTTCCGCACGAGATAGGACTGACAGTGGTGGACATGGCGTCGGAGATGGCGAGGGTTGGGGAGTTGGAGTTGGCGTCACTGTCGGTGCGACTGTCGGCGTCGGCGTACTGGTAGCTGTTACACTTGGACTTGTTGTCGGTGAAGGTAGTGAGACAGGACCACTACCAAAGATTGCAGACTTCAGCGCGTCAATGTCGGCGCCGAGATCAGTGCTATCACTCCCTTGTTTGTAGAATGGACTCGTGCTCAGTAAGCGATAGTTATCCAACGATGTGCCTGACAAATCCGGGTTAGTGAATCCTGCCGCAGCAAGTGATGCCACGAGGATGTTATCGGGATAGGGCGTAGTCCAGGAGGTTTTGATATCCTCGTCCGTCCAGTCTGGAACCTTGATAAGCCCGTTACGCCGCACTTCCGCGCCAGGCCAACAGGCAGTGATCGGCGCTCCGGCAATCCCCGCAGAATCGGTAAAACAAATGTTTGGAGCAGCCAGATAGATGTTGTCCCGGTTGACAAATCCCTCTAGTCGATTTGGCTTGTCGGCGTATGACGTGAACGCTCGATACTTGCCTACCAGTACAGTGTTGTGTGTGACGCTGATGTTGTCGCCGCCGCTCATCTGATTCGCGATGACCTGAAAATAAGCATTGCTATCATCGTTGACATATAGTCGTTCAACTAGGTTGTTGTGATAACGAATGTTCTTCGACTTGTCCGTGAGATTCCGGCCATCGTTGAAGTAGCCGGTAAAGGGAGCATTCCCATCCTTGTACCAATTGAAAGAGACTGAGAGCCCATCGTTGTCGTTCCACGGATCCGCGCCGGCCTGATTGCGGGTAGTGATTGTTGGGCCAGTACAGCCTTCAAAGATATTCCCTTCAATCTTGACGTTCTTCGCGGACTTCAGCTCGTAGTAACCCTTGCCCCCACAGTTATTTCCCATGAGCGGTCCCCACTCGCGCGGGTGCTCGATAATGTTGTGTATTACATTAACATTCTGAATCTGATAGCCATCCCAGCGTGTTGGACTCCCATCGCTGGGGATCTGTTGCGGCGCCGTGCTCTTGAAGGGCAGACATTGATTATCGTTAGGGACATCGTTCCCGCTCCAGCATAACGGCGCTTCAAACTTCACTGTACTTCCATCGATTCCCGCTACTCGCATCGTGCCCCACGCTTCACGTGTAATCCCATTGCCATCGACGTAGGTATAGACGCGGATCGCCACGGCTTTGCCGATAGTGATTCCTTTCGTACTACTGAACACACAGGAGAGGGAAGTGCAACTGGAAACAGTTCCCATTCCATCAGCGCTTGCTATCCCTTTCGCTCCACCACCGAGAAACCATGAATAGGTCCAAGCTTGAATCAGGTTTCTTGAGATACTGATATCATCGGACCATGTACTCATCAGTACGCCAGCGGAAGCAGCACGAGTGCCATCAGGATAGCGGCGTAGAAACCCTTGAATAGCATTTTGCTCAATGTCAATCCGCGTGCCCTCCATATAGATCGCATTCTCAGCAGAGCGATTGAGGGTTTCCTGCGTAGCCGGGACACCAGTCTCTTCCGGCGGGTGAATCCAATTCAGGCGAATCTTATCCCTATCCGGCCACTCGCTAATATCCGTTGGCTCCCTTTCTCCCAGCCCAACTAAGCGAACAGTGTTTGAACCAATCTCACTGGTAATATCGAGGCCCTCTACTACCCAGCACTTCGCTTTCGGATTCACCCAGATCGCCGGAGATCCACTGGTAGTTACTACCTTTGGCATTCGAGCAGCCATTGCAGTAGTAATGACAACTTTCTGCGCCGGGTAGTTGGAAAGTGCTGGTGGAGTCCCAGTCGAGTCGCTGGTGGTAAGCAGTATCCTCTCATCACCACAGTCTCGAGCCGTGCTCGTGGGCGTTCCCTTGTCACCGAGATTGAAGCCAACTGAGGTTTTGAAAGTTGCGCCCGCTGCGAGATGAATCGTGTCGCCAAACTTCGCTGAGTTGAGCGCGGCCTGTAAATCATCTCCCGGCCCCACTTCGATCACATTCGACGACAGCAGCATAAACATCGCGACCGTCCCCGCGGTGAGCATTGCTGCGCCACCTGCAATAATTCCAGTTCGTTTAGAAATAGCCATAGAGGATTCCTTTGATAGCAGTCTAAAGAGAGGAAAAACGAGGCTGAGTCTCAATGCCCCTTACAGGCTCAGCCTCAACACAGGAGGTCCGAGTGATCTGCGTCACTTGGAGGGGAATATATCACGGAATTGTTACTTTGTTGCGGTTTTTGTCTAAGAAGAGACTTGCAAGGTTTGCTTTTCATCCCTTCGACTGCCGCTTAGTTAAGTTCTCATAGGCTTCCACCATCTTCTTTACGTCGTGGTGTTCAGCGGTGTGGAAGGGGATCGAATGGAAGGCGAGCAAGGCGATCGCCTTTTTAAGATCCAAGCGCATCATATCTTCCCCGAGCTTATCCTGCTCCAGTTGGAAGTTCTTCCCTTGTAGTTCGTGAATCGTGTCGCCTGCTTCAATTAAGGCGCTCAATAACTTGCCTACGCCTTCGCCGGCCGCAATGCTGTCTCTGAATTCAGTACTGCGCGCGTTCACGCGAGCGAGCTCAGCCCGAGCCTCAATCTCTTTATTCTCTAAGTCCGTTTTTTTTCTATTGCGGTAACTGGTTACGAGAAAGGGAATTAAACCAATAGAAGCGGCAATGAGGAGGCGAAACACTTCGGTCCATGTAATCGGAGAGGGTGAGAGTTGCATTTCATCGTCTTCAAGGAGAATTCTCTGTTGTATTCCGGGCTGATTTGATTATTTGCAATAGTCGTGTCGCCTCTTCTTCCAACACTCGCAGTTGACTGACTGGCACCGCGACAGTCGCCGCCCTCAAGTTTTCATAAAGTTCGGTAGCGTCTGAGCCGGGAAACTGATGCGCCCATTCGCCAAATACTACTTCATCCGGGAGAACGGAGTCGATCGGAACCTTTGTATAGAACCAATTTGTGCCACGTTCCTTGCAGGCTTGATCTGCGAGACCAAGACTGGTGAAGACGCCTTGAATCTCAACACAGTAGTCTGAGGCCCAGCCTGTGTCTGCGTAAGCGGCCCGTACCTGCACTTGTTTGTCTTCCGGCAGTTCTGAGATAGGCCGACGCTTGCCGACGACGTACAGGGCTCCTAGAGCACGAATTTCCCGCACTAGGACATCTCGCAGTAGGGTTACTTCATTAACTGAAGCGAGCAGTCTCTTTCCATCGGCGGCAGTGGCGGGAAATGCGCTCATAAGATGCCCCTACGGATTTTTGCCCGGGCCAACCGGAACACCGATAGGATCATCGTCGCCTGTGGGTGTGCCCGGTTTTCCCGGCGGTGCTGGCGGCAACGGATCAGGCGGGCCAAGTGGAGACGGTCGCGAATCTGGTCTATCCGGTTTCTTATCATGTTTTGCCATTGGGAGGTTGCTCCTTGTTCTATGTGGTTTCAACTACCTGCCTGTTAACTTCTGAAATGCATAAAGGATAATAGCGGATATCAGCGCCCCGACCACCAAACGCGACAGCCACATCATTGACGACTTCAATTCCGCGAGATCGGTTGCATTCGTCTTCACATCAGCCGCCATGCTTACTAGGCGCTCCCCGTCTACAACCCGCTGTCTTCTTAACTCTTCATGGGCCGGATGGTAGACATCGACTCTAACGAATTGAAGGCGGTCAGTCTCGACCGCTTTCCTCAGTTCGTTGAGCTCCCCGAGTCGTCTGTCCATCTGCGTCAATGCCACCTCCAGCGCCTTTTGTTGCGACACCTGATCTTTGACCATTAACTCTTTCAAGTGCGCGATTTCCCGATCCAGTTGCGCCGTAGTCAATACGGTCGGATCGGGGCGCGGGCGAATGTCTCTGTTGTCGACGGGCTCCATGCACTATTTGCACAGCTTTCAATACTTACCGTTCACCATCGAGTTGATCTTCTCATTCGTATCCGTCACTACTGCTTGGTTCTCACGGTGTTCCCGGTGACTAGACCAGCGGCTGAGTAAGGCGACGACGATGATCGTCAGGTTTGTAATCAAAGCGATCAGAACGCCGTCGCTCATAGATTAACCCTGTGCCGGGGGTTCCGTTGTGACGCCATTGATATCGTCGGCGATTCCCTTCACCGTTGACTCGATAGCAGAGATCTCGTCTTCCAGCGCCGGGTTCGCCGCTTTCAAATCAGCGATCTGTTGCTGTAACGTATTGACACCATCCGCTACTCCGGTAAGCGCGGTCTGAATGCCTTGCAGTCTCTCTTCCTGTGTTGCCATAAATTCATCTACCTTTCTATTCAGATTGTTAATTGCATTGAGAACTTCTGAATTGTCACCTGTCTTACCACCTTGCGCGAGCGCGTCAAGTCCAGGTTTTAGGGTGCGCTCAATATGCGCTAGCTTGTTTTCCAGCGTAGTTGTGATATCGCCAACCAGCTTCTCGAGTTTGGCGAACTGCGCGGAGTCGAATGTAACTATCCTATGATCACTCATAGTTGAAGTATCTCACACATTTATACTCACGGTTCAATCGGTTGCTGCAAGGCGGGCCGGCGCCAGCGTCTTTGTTCTTTCAACGAACGCTTACGAATCTCTTCATTGTCCACCACTGTAGCAGTTGGGAGCGGAAATACTTGCCCGTTAACGATCTCAGCGTTGTATTTGCCCGTGAGAAACGTCAACCCCCACACTTCACGCGGCCATTCGAAGTCGCGAATCTCGATCTGCTGTGGCCCTTCATTGCAAACGACACTCACCGGAGAGAGATTAACCACAGAGCAAGTAGTTGGTTGCTGTGCGAGCGCGATGGCGAGAGCGTAGCCTGCGATGCCGATCATTCAGTTGCTCCTTACGACGATAACTATCGTGGCTAGGACCACGAGCAGTGCGAGAACGAACGGTACAAGAATGGCGCTCCACGGTGTTTCTCGTAGAACCTGTTCAAAGGTTTTCTCTGATTCGTCAGCCATTTATTGATTAGGCCACCAGCAAAGGATGTTACGTTTCCATTCGGGCCATGAAGCTACAATCTTGCTTGACTCATCCAAATGCTGTTGGAAGCATTCGAAACACTTGTCAGTGTAGTATTCACCCCGACAACTCGGATGAATGCATTCAGACATCTTAGCGCACTTCTCGCATTCATGTTTGTGGTAGTTCGGGTTTGGATGTCTCGCCATAAGTTCTACTTTGCCACTCGTAATCCTCACATCTTCCATCCGTAAATAAGAAGTTCAAGCGTCCGGCTCCAGCAGAGATGTGAGACGCAGTGTTTCGCATGGCGCGGTATTGGCGTATTGCAAACAATGCAAATCCGTAGCGTCATTCTTCGCGGTTTACGCTTCCTGTGTTCTGGCGTTCCCAAAAGATATTACGCTCCCATTCGGGCCATGTTGCAACGACGCTCGATGCGTGGTTAAGGTGTTCGCGGAATTCTTCTCGCTGCAGTCTGTCGCGTTCGCGCTCAAGCCACTGTTCCAACTGGGCCACGCTCTCAAACTCGACTACCTCGGACTCTTTGATCTCAATCGTTAGTGTCCTAGTTAAGCATTCTCGCGACACTACAAAGTTCTGTCCGAATCAAAAGGTCAAGGCGTGACCCGTAGCCTTCCTTCTGATTCGCAATGCAGTGTCGCGATTATCAATTCCTGCGGCATCGCCTGCCCCCGGTTACAAAGCGATCAATTCCAACACTGAGCGCTCCAACCTGTTAAGCGATACCGCATTATCAATCAGCCGTCTGCTTCGTGGCCCATCTTTTTTAGGGCTGCATTCTCTGTCTTGAATTGTTGATAAGTCGCGGCGGCATCCGCCAACACTTCCGCTCGGCTTTTCCCGCTTGTAGCCATGCGACGCCTGATTTCGTCCTCACCTAACTGGAGCAACTTGGCCGCGAGTGTGCCGAGCGCAGGGTTGCCAGTTATCCCGCCCAGTATCGGTAAGACCTTTTCCAGTTGGTCGAGAATATCTAAGAAGCTCATTTCACCACCTTTTCGATCGTGGTCAAGTCTTTACCCAGCGCACTTACCGCCTTCTGTGCCTTAAATGGCAGAAGATCGGCGAGGATCTCCGTGTATAGCTGTTTCAACTCGCTCAGATTATCGCGGACAAACTGTACATCCTGTGGCGGTAGTGTTCCCTGCGGATACTTCTTGTCGAGATCGATCAAGATGTTGTTGAACTTCTGGCCCTTCTCGCCGATGACTCCAAGCTTACCCGCTAGCTTGTCCTTCGCTGCGAGCGGCATTTTCCCTGCGGTGTAGAAGTCAGCCACGAACCGATTTGCCAGCAAGACATCATGCGCGAGCTCGTTTGATGCTTTGGCTGCGCTGTCGAGATCGTTTGACGAGGGGCAAGACTTAAACCCTGCTGTCACGGCTACGAGCAGAATGACTATAGCCAGGCGTCGACTCTGAAGTGTTCTACGGTTCACAAAGGGCTCCTTTACGGAAAGCGGAAGGATTACAGAGGACCATAATAGACTAGTACGGTACTTGCTGGCAAAGAATTATCAGGAGCGTTTTAACTCAAGCCGCTTTTGCTTGCGAACTCGCCTCTTGATACGGAGTCGCATACGTCCGCGGCTCCCATTTGCGGTTTTGGTCTTTTCCGCTTCGCCTGGGATCGGCGGATGCCCGCCGTAATGATAAATTCTTCGAGACATTTCATTCTCCTATGACGCAGGGCGTCAAAACGTTTCAATCAAATGAATAACTTTCCGCGCCCTCAAAACGTCGTTTACACCCGTGCCTGTTACGCATTGACTCACGGCTGATTACGTTGGTTTTCTGGCGATGCGTTTCGCAGTGGAACGCTGTCACGGCTTGTTCGCCGCAGATAACGCACTTGCGTAGTTTTCGCTTGCGGAGTTGGTACTTTCGCTGCCTAGAGACATTTAGCATTGTAAACTCGTCAATAATCTCCTCTGGCATGATCGTCCTCCCGCGCTTTTCTCTCAAGTATTACGGCTAGTCTCTGATGTGCTGCGGCTGCATCACGGTAAGCGTTAGCCAGATTTCCTTCGTAAAGAGCAGCGAATTCACGATACTGTGCGCTTAATTGCGCGTGTCGCGCGGCGAGATCGATGAAGTTAAATCGACCTGTGGTTTCATCTTGCGTCATCGCGACTCTTTGCACCTACTTCAAATGACGCTCTTGGCGCTGATCGCTAGGGCAGACAGTGTTGAGTTTCTGCGCCAAGTCAGCGCAAAACTTGCACGGTGCACAGGTGTTAAAGCAGTACTCAAATTCTGCGTTACCACAGTTGCATTCTTCCCCTGGATGATCTCGCAGGCAGACAAGGTAAATTGCCGTCGCAGTGCCCGTGCAGTCACGGCAATAATCGAAGAGCGATGGGGCGATTACGGCCAACTCGCCAGTAAGTTTTTCCGGGGTAGTAAAAACCGGCGGGAGCAGTCGCTGGACTGCGCACGAGGGCAGTTGTTTGTTTTCTGTCCAGTTGTAGCGTAACGGTCTCGCCTGTGCGTATGTTGCTGTTAGCAGTAACAAGGTTAGAGCTATGAGATTCACTGCGCATTTCTTCATCGTTTTTATCCTTTCAGGTTTGACTTCGTTCCATTGCCTCTTGTGCTCAGCTTGCGAATCGTAATGCTGAGTCGTGCGCTTGCTTTAGTTTGATAAAGGCTTGGTGACTCCCACCAAGATCGGGGTGCGTGGTCTTTGCTAGCCGTTTGTATGCGCGACGCACATCGGCCTTTGTGTACGGTGTTGACAGACCCAGCGTCGCAAGACAATCGCCGCTAAAGTTTGGTATCACGAAGTTGGGTTTGTTACCAGCCCAGTTCCACTCTCTCGATTCAGGTGCTGGCTTTTTGGCGTAGAAGTATTCATGGAATCGTGAGTGATACTGCTTTCCATCGCGCTCCATCGCTTTGCGGTTTAATTGAACGCGCGTGTCTTTGTGCTCAACGTGAATGCGGGCGGCTGTAATTTTCGTGATCCGATACGGCAGATAGAGCGTGTTCCAGCCAAGCACTTCGCCCGGATCTAGACCTTCCGATTTCCAATAACGCCAGCCGTGATAAACAGTTTGTCCGACTTGGAAAGTACGACTCACCTGCACGCCTCCTGTTGCGCCTCTTGTGCTCTTTCAAGGCCAAGAGGGGTCAAGCTTAGCGATATGATGCCATCGTGCCCTGAGCGCACCGTTGTCACAAGTTGCTGTTCCTCCAATGTCTTGATTAAAACGAACATCTCAGACGTTGGGATTGGCGGGCTTCCTAGATTCTTTACAAAGTCATCCGCGTAAACCCGGTTTGTGCATCCAATAGCGCGGAGGATACGAATTGTGCTGCTCATAAGTCTCACTTCTCCCACGGCATACGCCCCTCTCGATTTGCTTCAAATAGCGCTCCCGCACTCAGGCCCATTCTGATCTTTCTGCCGGCCTCGGCGATCAGAAGCGCGTCGGCGATTTTGTGTGTGATCTGGAGTGTTGGAAATAGTTGTTGCGCTCTCGCTTTAGAGACGTTCTTATTACCTCGCGTCATGCAACCTAAAAGCTTCTGCCATGCTTGCGGGCGAATGTCCTCAACCGGGATGCCGATTGAGATCAAACAGCCGCGCAGAAAGCCGTAATGCTTCATGAAGTTGCCGATTTGATTCAATCCTGGATTAACCTCCTCGCGCGTCTCGCCCTCCAGACCTTTCGACCGCTTGATAATCGGCATAGGCTGAATGTGCTCAAGAAAACAAATAATCTCAATCTCTTCCTTTTGCGCTTCCTGTTGCATGGACCACAGATAATCAGCTATCGCACGTTCACTTGTCGGCATTGGCAGGGCGGATGGATACCAGCTCGCGCCTTCTTGTTTCAATCGTGCGATCCCTCCCGACATGCCCGGATCCACGCCGAGAATGATCAACGGCTGATTACTATTGCCGTTTGGAGGCTGCGCTCTTTTTGCATTGTAGTTAGCAAGCCATTCTTCGGTGTATCGATCGGTCATTGCTGTGGTTTCCATGCTCTTGCAATGTGCTGTGCCAATACAAACGGAATTTTAGCGATCGCGGCGGATGCGGCCTTGCGGGCATTGCTCTTTGATCCACACCTGCGACCCAATGTGTTTTTTCCAAGCGGTTGTCCGTTTGGCGTGAAGCCCTTCACCCCGTCTTCGCTGACTTGAAAGTTGTTCGGATCAAGGTGGGGATACCGTGGATCGTGTCTGATTTTCCCTCCGCGTGGCCCCTTGGCTTCACCATTAACCGGGTTCTTTCCGTGACCGCTGTCTTTATTGTGCGCCACGTTGAACCATGACCCGCCGCTGTTTTTTGTCGCCCCTTCGTGATGAAACGCGCTGGCATTGCCGTCATTCAGTCGTATATAGTCCCGATCCTTCCACAGTCTAGGCCCGCAATGTGCAGGGAACTTCATACGTTGCGTGATAACAACTGGCATGAGCGCGGGCACATCTCCCCACAAGTAGAACGAGCCATAATGCCATGCCGCCCGACCCACCCATTTCTGAGCACCTTTGACGTTTTCAACAACTAACGGGATATGTCGCCCTGCCGCTTCGCTCGCCTCGCGTTGGATTCGGAAACAAGCATCAAACAACGCCGTAAGCCGCTTTTGTTCGGCGGGGTCGCTCTCAATGAGACGCTGCTTTTCCTTCGCTAACGTCCACGGCATTGCCATATAAGAAAACTCCTGACAGGGCGGACTCGCAACGATTAAAGCCGCATCTTTGAACTGAGAACCGTGTATCGTCAAAACGTCTTGGATTACCATTTGTGCCCGATATCTTGCGTTGCCGTATTCATGTCTCTCAACATCGAAGCCAACCACTCGATAACCTTCTGCGAGCAGTCCCTCGGTCCAGCCGCCAAGCCCGCAATACAGGTCAATTGCTAACGGTTCCATTTTCCCTCTTTCGCTTCTGTGCTGCCTCGATTGGTTTCCAGCCTATCGGATCGTCAATTTGCACGTAACCGTATTCGGGGTGTGTCTTTGAGCGTTGTTTGAACCAACCCTTGAACGGTGGCTGCGCTTCGCCGCTCAGGTCTTGAGCAAAATGAGCGACCAGAATCTCGCCGGACTTTAGCTTAACTCTCACAGTGCGGCCCTTTGGCGCATCGTCCATTGATTGCCAGTTCATATCCCTCACGCCTTTCTAATTCTTGAAAACAGTTGCGGGCGTTCCAAGAGTTTCGCGTGAACATCGGGCGGCAGTTTCCCCGCGGCCACAAAAAGCCCATCTGCATCTTTCTGCTGTAGGTCGAGCGCCTTAACGATTCTCTTTAAGGTGTCGAGGTTAGGAACGTATTGCTGGTGGTCGTGCTCAACGCGGGAGAGGTAGGCTGGATCCATGTCCAACAGTTCCGCTAATCGTCTCTGTGAAACTTCCCGTGCGCTCCGTAAATATCGCAAATGCTGTCCAAATGTTCGCATTGACGGTGTGTATCATTTATTGAGCGCGGCTGTCAACTGTTTCTTGGCGAGTTCGTATGATATCCCGCCCAGCAATCCTTGCGCTTTAGCCTGCTTTCGTCCCTCAACTGTGTCTGAAAATGAGTGGTGATATCGGCACAAAGCCGCGCCGTTCGTGAGCTCTCTTTTCAAGTCTGGCCTTTGCGATCTTTTTGCTACATGATGCGCGTCGAGGTTCTCTTTGCCGCGCACTTCGCATCGCTTTCCTGTCCGCTGGTCTACCCACTGACAGCAATATCCTGCTCGTTCTAAAACACCGTTTCTCCATTCTACTTCTTCTGGGGACATTCGGTGGCGCTTCATTCTCGATCGAGGTTTGGGAGTGCTGGCGCGGGAGCGCATGGCCGATCTGCGCATCGGTTTGTAACGCGCTTTTGCTTCGGCGTAGTTAGACGGTCTAAACATCGGATTCTGAGCGTGATTTGTCGAGATCTCTTCTGTATGGCGCTATCACTTCAATATGCGGAGTGCACAACTTTGTCAGCGGCCATGCCTGCTCGCCCACAAAGAAGCCGCACGATTCCTCAATCCATCTTACCTCGTGCTCTTCGCCATACTTGTGATGCTTCACGATATCGCCTTCGTAAACATCCACGCCGTTCTGATCTTTCACTCCGGTGAACTGCTCAATGACGATGTTGTTCAGTTCCAGTAGACCATAGCCTGAAAACAGTCCGGCGAGCAGCATGGACTCGCCAAGAATATGAAACCCATAGCCGCCCTCAACCCATTGCCGCTGTACGCGGTCATATGCTCTGAATTTAATGTCTCTCTCGCTCATTTGATTCTCTTTGGTGCTTTGTAGCGCGCGTCTGTTCGTGGTCCTTTGCGTAGATCATCAGTAGTGCTGAACATCTTATCTAAACATGGCGTACAGGCTGCGCTTCCTGCTCTCATGTAAACGGCTCCCAGATCTTCATTGAAGTCGAAGACGTGTCCAGTGATTGCACAACGGACTGGCTTTTTAGTTTCTGACATCAGACTATTCGCCAACCGTTGCGGCTTCAGAGAACAACGGATTCTGCTCGACTTCGACTTGTTTCAGAGCCTCAATTAAGTTTTTCTCCGCTTGCTTGTAGTACGACGGTTTTAACTCCATGCCGAGCGCTTTGCGCCCCGCCTTAACCGCACCATAAACCTCGGAGCCGACACCCATGAATGGCGTCAACACTGTCTCGCCTTTGTTCGACCATAGTGTGATTACTCGATCAATCACGTCTAACTGTAAGGGGTGGACGTGTTTTTCGTCATCCTCACTTTTGGAAGGCAAGAACGGGAGCACGCGCTCAATTCTGATATCGTCCCAAAAGGCAGAGGCGTACTGTCGCCAAATCCAATGGGAATAGCGATTCTCAATCTGGTTCCCGGTCCAGCCCTTGTACTTGAGCACTTCTCGCGGCGGCATTCTCTCCCCGGCATATTCCAAGAGTCCAACTGGATGCTCAATCGGAATCTTGTTTTCTCCCTTGCGGCGAAATACTACAAGGTAATCTGCCGATGCTACAGAGCAACGGGACGAATCCTCAACGATGGTTTTGTGGGCCAGGTTCTTCGCCATCGTGCGATTACGAACTGCTAGCGGCTCTTTCCATATTGCGTATCGAGCGATGTAGTTGAATCCCTCTTGCTCATGTAGGCGAATAATGTCACCGGGAAAGTCCCTGAGATAATCCGTGCCACTATTACCGCTCGGCACGTCCATGCAATGTACAGCGGTCATACGTCCCGGCATTGTTAGGCGCGCTATTTCACGGACCACAAAGGCGTAGTGTTCGAAGAACTGCTCGTAACTCTTGCAGTTTGAAAGATCCTTTTCACTTGATGAGTAATGATATAAGCCGCCGAAAGGGGGCGAGTAAATTGACAGGTGTACCTTCTTAGATGGCAAACTCTGCATTAGCTCAACACAGTCAGCGTTATAGATAGCGTAATCTTCCGTTGTTTTTTGTTCGATTACAGCCATGATGGTAACGACTCCTTTTCAGTAAACCGATGCGATTGACGGTCTATGCCAAGCGCTTCGTTCATGTATTCCACCAGCACAGAAAACATCTTATCGGCGGCGTCTGACTTTCTCATCAGATTCTGCATGACTGCGCGCTCTCCCTCAGTCATCACCACATCTACGGTCACGGGTCTTGTTTGACCAAACCGCCAGAAGCGACGCACGCCTTGATAGAACTGCTCATAGGAATGTGACGGAAAGAAGGTTGTATGCGCGCAGTGTTGTAGATTCAATCCCCATGCGCCAATCTTCGGTTTAGTCACCAGCACGCGGGCCTCACCTGAAATGAAGGCCAAAAACTTTTCTTCTTTTTCTTCATCCGAATCAGAGCCGCTAATTTGAATCGCGCCGGGAATGAGATGCGTTAACAAGTCGCCCTCATCATTTAGATGGCACCATGTAAGGGCGGGCTGACCAGTATCAGAAACCAGGCTGGCGACCTTCTCACACCTTTCTTTTATGGTCCTTCGCTTTTCCTCCCTTTGCTCTTGAAAGTTTCGCGCGGCAACCGAGAATAGAAACCCCTCGGGCAGAGACTCCGCCTTAACTACATGCTCTATGATATTCAACTCGGGCAAAATAAATGGCCCGTCATCAAACCCGAGGTCAGATGGTTTCCGGATCGCGCGCGCCCATGATGCAACCCAGCGCCAAAACGGGCGTTCGGCGTGGCCTTTGAATCGCCACTTAACTACCTCTCCGTACATCCTCCCTGTCGCCGAATTGTTATTGTCGTTTTTGAAAAAGCGGTTGAGCATGTCTGTATAACCCATTTCGCCCAACGCTTCTGCTGACGTTCCGAGCTCAATGTAATCGTTAGGTGCCGCAGTAGCCGTTGCTAGTAATCGATAAGGCGTCTTCAGCATAAACTCTGTTACGGCTAGTCTAGTTGCGCCATCGAAGGACTTCAGGATACTGGACTCATCACATACCACTCCCGCAAACTCTTTAGGGTCGAAGTAGTGGAGCTTTTCGTAGTTTGTAACTACGACTCCGGACGGAATCTTGCCATTGTTTGAGCGCTGGCAATCAATCCCGAATTTCTCAGCTTCTCGTACTGTTTGTAGAGACACCGCTAAGGGTGTGAGAATCAAAACAGGCCGCTTCGTCTTGCGAAAGACATTTTCAGCCCACACTAATTGCTGAGGCGTTTTGCCTAAGCCACAATCTTCAAATATCCCGCCTCTGCCTTTTCCGATGGACCACTCCACCATTGAACGCTGGAAATCAAATAAGAAGTCCGGCATCCACAGAGGTTCAAAGCCGTGCGTCTCGGATAGTTGGGATTTACTGTTTAGAAAATCCGAATAGGATGATGTGTTAGACTTATTTACAAGCAAGAGCGATCTCCAATCAGATAGCTTGAGCTAGAATCGGCGGGGTGTTCATAGCGCCCTGCCGATTTGCATTTTAGCATGTTTCAATGAACTCTTACGAATGAATTGCAGGGTAACCCACGCCCCGGCCAAACTCCAGCTATACGCCAGAAACGTCCTTCCCTGATAGATGGCAAAACTCAGCGGACGCTTCCCGTCATGCGTTTTGTATCTCTGAGGGATTATGTAAAGTCGCTTGCGTCTCATTCGTCTACAGTCTCCACCATTGGCGCTCCGCAGTTCTCGCACTTCTCTTTGCTGAAACCTACGATGTTGCCAGTACATTCGCATTCGTACTTTGAAAACTTGTCCGTGCTTTCACCGAGACAGAGACAAAGCGGTTGAGTGTCACAAACTAAATGAGTATCCATATCAATCATCCTCAATATGCAGGTGCTTTATCTGGGTCTTCCATAGTCATGCGTTCGTTACAGTGGTAGGGCCACGTATGGTCCACAATCATCACTGCTGCTTCATCAAGTCCGTACTCCTGAAATGAGTTACAGTTTTTGCACAGCGCAATCACGCCGCTCGGAAATCCTTTCTCCAGAATCTTCATCATGTTCGCTACTCGCTTGTCACCTTCGTTTGGATCTTTAGGTGGCTGACCAAGTGTTATTGTGTGAACTGATTCCATTAGATTTCAGTCCCGGCAAAGTAGCACGGGAATTCATGGTCTATCGCTATCAGGTGATCCAGATATTCCGCGAAAGTTTGCCTGACTTCCTCTGGTCCGTCTTCGAAGATGATCAACTTTGACATTCCCGCCTCGCCAACCGCGTGGGGATTGTCAAAGCCCTCATCCGAATCCGGGTCGATTCCAGTGTGCTCCTTGTAAGCATTGCGGATGCTTTCCAGATCAACTCCTGCCCACCACTCGTAGTCGTTCACTTTGAAGACCTTGATTTCTTCTGGCATCGTTTAGCCTTTCTTCTCTGTCAGTTATGTAATCAGTGGTTGATCGTTCGTCAGTGTTTACAAGGTCGGGCGCCGATAACCACGCCCTGATCGTTGCGTACAACTTCGGTGTTGGTCGAGTTGCATTTAGGACAGAAACCCGACGTTAGTTGATGGCTCTCAGGTGCTCGCTTGTGCATTTCTGATTCTCTGATCTCATTCCAGGCGGCGCATAAATCATTCGGTTCGACTGGAAATGAATTTGTCTTATTTCGTGATGCTAAAACATAACAGTCATTCAATCGGCGCTCAGGGATGACGCCGTAGAGAATCTCAACCCAACAACCTGTAGCGAAGTCCCGCTCCTTGTCGCCCATCTGTGGCCGGCCGATGCGAGACTTAATGAGAATCGCCTGAACCGCTGCGGCGTAGCTGCCCGACTGATTCAATATTTCTGATGAGTTGTTGTTCGTTTCGTTCGCTTGCGCTAAGTGCCCGAGTGGGTGTGTCTTGTCCATTTCGCGCTAACCATCCTCCGATATCACTCTTTACACTGATCCAACTCACCCTATTTCGCCAGTGTTCCGTGGTCTGGAATTCGTAACACCGCCTTAGAACATCTGGCGAATACTGATTTAATAGCCACTTCAACGCGGCTCCTTGTGCTGCGCCATCACCAATGCCTCCTTTGATGTGATCGTGGTGAAACCTCATCAATTCACTATGTGCGTTGCTGTTTCCGTTGGCTTGAGGCGGAGCGATCTGCTGAGATGTGATTCTCCCCGTCTTCAACTTCGCAATGTAGCCGTTGGTGAACCTTAACCCGTTGCGCATCGCTTCATCGTTGACTAGCTCGACTTCCGCCATGATGCGCAGGATCTTCTTGTCGCGCTTTGGTCCGTGCTCCTGGGCCATTGTCTTCTTGAGCGCATTCAAAGCTTTTTGCAAAGTAGTTGCAAGAGTTTGAAGTGATGAGCGTTCAAGGGAATCGGTCACGGTTTACGCTCCGATCTCTTGAATCATCTTGAGATTATCGTCACTCACGAGCATCGTATCGCTGATCACCGTGCCAGTCGGTTTGTAGGTGGCGGCGTGGTCCACGCATAACATTACGAATTCGGCATCTGCGATATCGGGGCCGATTGGTAACTCCACGATCATTCTCACAGGCAACTTCTTACAGCCAAGTGTTGATGCGTAGCATTGAGTCATTTCGTTGGCGAACAATTCGGCATCTTCAGGTTTCATTGCAGTATTTGCCCCTTCACTTAATCGTTTCGTTCGTAATGTGCGCTCGGATGTGGAGTACTGGCGAAATCAAAGTCTGCATCGATCTCAATTCCTATCTCCCAATACACTGCATCTGGAAACGCTTCCTTAAACTTCGCTTCTGCTTCAAATAGCGATTCAGCATCTACTTCTGTGGTCTTTACTGGTCCCTGCGCTTCGTTGTAGATAACGTCAAATGTCACTGCGCTGCCTTTTTATCGCAAACATCTTCTATAAACCTGATCGCCATCGCGGCCACCTGGATAGCCTCTTTGCGCATGTCGGCCCGTTTGCGCGAGCGTTCACGCTCAACATTCTGCGGCTCTTTACCGAAGATATGATTTGCGTGAGTGTTCCGTTTGCAGACTTCCCACAGTTCGTCTAATTCTTCGAGAATGACTGCGTAGCCCTCGTGATGACCATTCATCGGTGCGTGAGTTGCGCGAGCTTTAGCCAGTTCTTTCGCTACCTCAAGCAAAACCCCTGCTTGTAAGTACGAAGGCTCAGATTGAAGTGTCGGCGGCGTGTTATCCCGAATTCGATATCCGTGAAGTTCAGCCATTGCGTCTTCTGCGTATCCCATCTTCTTCTCCTTTTTCAGTGGTTAACAACTGACTGCGACGTTCCAAGCGCTGATTCGTCGCCATCGAAACATGCCTCGTTTTGCGCAATAATTAGCAGCTCGCGCATTTTCTCGATATCAACTTTTGAGTCAATTAGATCCTCTTCATTCATTACTTCGTAGAGCAAGTTTATCCAAGTTCCGCCAGTCATCTTTGATTTCCTATCACGTTTAGTTGGTGAACGGTGGACACACAAGTAACCTTCCCGCAAGGTTACTCAGAATTACGTCCAGCCGGAGCCACGGAGTTGTTTCTGAAACAGGTTCTTCTTGATCCGGTTTAATTCGCCAGTGCTCTGCGAACGGGCCAGTTTAACGTGCCGTCAAGAAAGCAGGGCCGAACGCCGTTTCAACCGGAATGCGCAGCCCTTCCGAACCACGGCTTACAATATGTTGGTTGTAGAAACGGGTGATTGTCGGCTTCATGTGCTGCAAGCTCTTCCCTCAACACGGCCTGATGGTGGATTCTCTTTAGGTAGGAATCCTCTATTTCAAGCAATTCAAGCACTAGCAATATAACTCCGAGTAAATCATTTGTGCAATATCTTTTTGCGTGTTATCCTTAGCGCGTCCACTTTTCGGGCACTCAAGCACGGCTCGCGCCTCTTCCTTAACCGGGAGAGGCGTTGCTGTTTCTAGCACGTGTCACACACGCAACTGTAGTTATCTTGTGCGGCTCCACGAAAAACTGAGCCTCTATGTCGCCCATGCTCTCGACTTCTGGTAATAGCAAGTCCAGACACTTTCGCGCACTCGCAACTCGTTCTGCTGGTGAAAGTATCCCGTCACGGTTGAAGGCTGGTTTGGTCATAGGTGTCTCTGTGCAGCGTAAATCGCTCTAGTGGAGTAGAATAAGGCAGCATTAGCGTATGGCGCGGGCTTCCGTCTGGATTGCGACCAAAGCACCACAACTCAGGAAAGGCTTCAATAATGCGCTTGCATTGTCCGATTGCGTAATTCCCATTCTTGCCCCATGCCGCAATCGTCTTCTCAACTTTGAACTGCTCGGCATAAGCGACAAGATGCTCTGCGGTGTTCTCAGCGCCGATCCTGTCCCATCCCTTTCGCCACACGCGCGGGTCAGTTGCACGCAACGCGCCCACGTTCAACTTTAGCAAGCCGCCATAGTTGAGACGCCGCGCGAATCCGATGTCTTTGCGAATCGTGGGATCGTTTTCCTTCTCATCAGCGGTAGAAGGATTAACGCCGATGTTGGCTACAATCGGCAGGGATTCATCCCAAATGCGAATCAGCCAATACCGATGTTTTCTATCCGTTGAAAAATAAGCGTCTGTCTTCATTTTTACTTCACTATCTGAAATTTTCCCCTTGCGCCCATGCGCTGGTTGCTTGATTTACTCCCGTGCTATCAGTGCTTCGTTATACCTTCCAGCTTCATAGGCTATATCGCCCGCTGTCTCTACGATGGTCTTCACCACAGTCGCAGCCTGAATAACATCATCATTGGCGATTGACTTCTCAAGAAACGTAAGCATAGCTCGTTGCAGTTCGCACTTTCGCAGGAGAGATTCTATTCGTTCACGCGTTGATTCGTTCATCGGTTCGCCTTTCTACTTAATTACTGTTAATGATCGCTTCTTGCGCCCATGCGCCACACCGGGCTTTCTGGCGAGCGCGATCGACTCCTCAAGCTTCTTCGTTAGACCATCCTGAATCTCACGATCGAGAAAGATGAATCCTGATAAGGCTCGCTCTTGCAGGTCCGCCGCTAACTTCTCAACCTCTACAAGAAACTCCTGACCGCGTTGCTCAATCTCTGCTATTCGCTGTTGATGGTCCTCACGATAGAACCGTCTCACAAAGAGATCTAATCCTGCCGGCGCACGAGAATCGTAGCTCACGTAATCGCACCACTCTGCCCATTCCGCACATGCCAGTTCAGTTAGAACCTGGTCAACGTCTCCGGTTGGAACCTTCAAGCTTCTCAGTAGGTCGAAGTGAATGTTTGTCTTGCGGTTCTTTACTTCGAGTAGCCCGACTTTACCGATCACTCTGTCCGGCGATGCTCCAAACTTGGTTATTGATGAATGCTGTACAAAACCGATCTGCTTTATTTCAAGATTGCGGCGTACAGCAAACAATCCGTATGCTTTGACTGCCGCATCTTCTTCCTCTTTGCCCCGATCCATGTAAGAGTTTTGATAGCCTTCGTAGGCAACACCGTTGAGACGTTCGCAGATTAGTTCCGCCTGATAATTCAGTCGAGTAATGCCCGGGCCGGTTCCTTGTCGATTCTTGGCGAGAGCATCTGATATTCTCGAAGCGGTTAAAGCGCCCAAACGAGATCTGTGCCACGCCTCCGATCCCTGCTCAACACTCATGGCGCACTCACGGCAGAAGACCACTTTGATCTCGTCTTCGTCGTACTGGCAGGCGCAGGAATTCACTTTGACTTACTACCTTTCACTTGCTGGTAGATCGCCCCTAATACTAAGGCGAGGCCGTATACAAAGACGCCGCTTGCTGCGGCCCATGCGCGCACGCCGACCATGTATCCAATTAACAACGCGTAGAAGATTCCGCCGAACACAAAAACCAGTGGTGGTCTATTGCTCACGATGATTCACCGCCTTCCCTCTCTGCGCGGGACTTGGCCCAAGTGCTCCGGTAACGGCAAGTAATGACTTGGCTTGATGCGCGTATCGTAACTTCGGGACGTGTGCCACCCGCCACGCCAGTACATTGCTCGATACCACCAAAGCAACTGGTCGTCACTAATCTTTCCGACAACACGCCATTCCTCAGTGTGGGGCGCAGTCTCAATCGGCTGCCACGCTGCTTCTACTGTTAATCCCTCAGCGCGAGGAGTGGCGGATAACATCGCGGCAATCTGATCCTCAAGTCGATCCACTTCTTGCGGTTGAGAGAAGCAGCGCGTTTCGACCACGACGGGCGATGCAAACACAGCGTCAATGATTTGCCGTGCGCGTTTCTTTAACGTGTGGACAAGCGGGCAGTCCTGATGATGTGGTGGCAGCATTCCGCAGCCCACGCAGAATTGACAGTGCGGACAATAAGGCAGCGGCAGTCGCTCCGGTGGTTGCGCCTGTGGTTCAGTCGTAGCACCAGCGTGACCCGCTCGACAGGGCAAAATCTCGCCATATCTCTTTTTGTCATTCATTCGCATCCCCTACTTTCGTCTCTGTTGCTCCAACCATTTCAACGCATCAGGATATTTAGCGGTCGGCAGCTCGCCTATTTTCTTGATCTTGAAGGCTGTCAGAAACTCCGCTTTGCAGTTCTTCCCAATGCCCTCGATTACCTCTTGAAGTGTGGTGACTTGCACGTCGATAATGCGGGCGCTAACTTCCGCTTCCGCCTTTTCTGCCGCTTCTTTGTTGAGTGCTCTTCCGAGTGTGGTTTCAGCATGTTTGTATCTATGCGCCGGGATGTCGTCAATAGTCTTAATTTCCTGTTTGTAAGCGGTGGTCAAAAACGCTAACACCTCAATTCGTTTTGCTTCACTTAACTGATCGAAGAGATAACGGAGTTTCTTTTTCTGGGGTTCGCTAACGGGCGGATCCGTCGAGACCGGTGCCGTATCATCATTCAAGTAGCCATCTGGCAAGTCCTCAACATCCTGCGTAAAGATTTCTGACGCCGCCATTGCGGTTAAGCAGAAGTCAACCTGAGCTCGCTTCTTGGCGCGCTTCAGGACTGCGTTCGCAGCATCAGCAGTCGGGACTTTTATCTGCTCTACTTTGATAATCGTTGGGCGCCCTCTGTCCCACTCTTTCTTGTACTTAAGGCGGCGCTGGTCTTCTGGCGTATCGTTGTACTCCTCTTTGCTGAGCGCTGCCCTCCAAAGGAACTTTTCTTCATTGCTGGAGCATTCCCCCACCCCGGCGCCCATAAATGAATCTGTGGGCACGTGGCGTCCAATGGCCCGTATTCTGTAGCGAATTTCGTCCGGCGTTGACAGGTCTGTAATCTCAGGGTCAATAGCCACACGGAAAGTTAGCAGGAGAATCTCGGACCCCGGCTTGTAGAGCGTTGGCTTTTTGGTTCCCGGAATGACGCCATAATGCACGTCTTTCTTCATTTGTTTCGCCATTATCCGGTGAATAGCGTCAACTCTCTGCTTTACATCTTGCAGGTCGAACACGTGAGCATCGCTGTACGGTACGATCTCAACTTCCTGCTGCGGTTGGCGCTCGAGCGCGAGTGTCTCTTCTTTAGTTGCCGACATTTATTGTTTACCTTCCAGTTCTTCCAGTGTGGATCTAAGCCTGCTCATTGCAAGCGCATGAGTAGAGATTCGCGCCTTCACTTCTCGCAGCGCCGACGCCCGCATTTCGAGTTTAGCTTCGCGTAAAGTCTTCGCAGTGAATTGCCACACTTCGCCCTGATCATTTGGCTTGCCGATGCGACAGCCGCCGAGCCATAGAGTAAATTCCCCGCGTTTAGGACTTTTGATCTGATAACTAAACGGGCCGAATGATTCCTCGTGGACCGTCTTTCCGAACATGCTATTAGTTGACATTTGATTTACCTCTGATGGCCGATGCGTCACAGACTTCAACGTGCATGTCCGACTCGCGATAGTGTCGCCATTCTTCGTGATGCCAGATTGGTTTGTTGTAATCAGCGTTTCTGCACCATTGACAAAGCAGCCGACAACACCGTTCGCGCTCAGCGAGTACCGCCGCATCTAAATCGCTTTGCTTGTAAATCGTCGCGTTAATTAATCGAAGGGGATCTGTTTCTGTGGTCATGATTGCTCCGTTACTCGCGAGTGAGCACCGCATGGCCCACGTACTCGAAATCGTCAGTGTTCAGTCGAATGTAGGCATCGCGCACGTCGCCGACGTTGTCGTGCGGTATAGAGATGTAGCCTTGACAGCCGAAGGTTTTAGGCTCGCTTACCACAATGAGACAACCGAACCAGTGATGATCTTGATTCGTGATTTGCACAACGTCGCCCGACGCGAGCACGCGTTCCTGCCCTGTGGTTGAGTCGATCATGATTGCGTCATTTCCTTTCCAAAGTCTGGTTTTCGTTCAAGCATGTCCGCGAGCACAGCGCGAACATGGCGACACTTCCTCTGACCCAACTCGCTTGCCTTACAGTTACAAAACGAGCAGATTGACCCGACATCGCTCATAAAGATTTCTGTCTCATACGTCTGCCCTGAATCGCTCTTGACGCTGTAGGCGAAGACTTGGCGCTCGCTGTGTGCTGAGCGCATCGCGGACCAATCGGTCAGAAACTGAATCTCCAGCTTCTCGTCTGGTAGCGCATCTTCAAGTTCGAGGATTAGTACGCTCACGTAGTGCCCTTTCCGCCTAGTGCGGCGCACGATCGCAGTAGTTGTTCTTTCTGCATCGGTGTTAGTCCCGCGGATTGAAACCTCCACCACATATCATCGAACTGCGATACAGGCGTGAAGTATCCAATATCACTCTTGATGTCGCCTAAGCACATAAGTACGGCGTCTTCAAGGCGTATCCCGCGGCTTCGGACGTAATGAACGCGATCGCCGAATTCCATTCGCCCTATGCCTTGATTCGGAGTAAACCGCAACGTCCCATCCTGCACTAAGTACCAAAGATGATCGGGCGCGAGGACCACGTACTCATCGGGGAACAACCACGCCGGGCCTCTTTCGGTCTGGATAGTCACTAAAAACTGTCCGTACCGCGTCCAACCCTCGTTAGTATCAGGAGCCCACTTAGCAAAATAAGTTTCGCCGGGGCGAAGCGTACTGTGAGCCCCCTCCACGGCTTGCACGCTTCCCACGAACGTCACGTAAGCACCGCTCTCGTCAATCACCTGAGTTTCCAGCGGGTCATAACGAAGCAGTTCCCGTGAATTGTGGCTATGGACCGTCATCTCTAAGGCGATTGCCTCAGACGTTAGACGGTTACTACCAGAAGACACGTAGCGATTTACAATCCTGCGCGGACGGCGACTCTCATGGGGTTTAGATAAGATTCTGCCAGTCTTTCTGACCTTACACGATTCTCCTGACGATGCCCCGCAGACGTAGCAGTAAGAGGCAATAGCGGTCTCATCAGACGAGGGTAGTACGAGAGTATCGTTTCGATGAAATGCTTGCGGAGTTGCGCTGTCCGCTGTTGCCTGACTATTCCTCATTGTTGTTTCCTTCCCATGCTTGCGAGTTTGCGTGGTGACTCTCCGTGCTCAAGCATCAACACACTCCCGGCGTGGAAGCAAGGCGTCGGATCTAATGGAATCGTCGCTGCCTCGCAGTCACACGAAACTTGCTCGTCTCCGTATTCATCACACCAGCGACGAACGACATGTGCGTGATGGCCTTCCTGAGCCACTCTATAGAACCTCTCTCCATACACCGTACCAATCAGAACCACGTCAGGATTGATATCCATTGCCTTGTCGCACGCTCTCCAGTGGCGCGAACCTCTGGAAGCTTCGGCATAGGCTGATAATGGGATGCTAGCGGTTCTCATCTAAGCGCTCTTCCCCTCAAACTGCGCCTTGAGCCGTTCGTAATCTTCGCGCTCTTCGAATCGTCGTCTTCGCTCAACGCCTGAGATTAGCCGCTCTGCTTCACATGCAGAACAAACATTTGAAGAGTGATGTGGTAGAGATTCTCGGATGTGTCTGTTGCACAAATCCTGGAGTTTAGGAAACTTGAAGTTAGCCTGTAAGTCCTCAATCGCACTCACTACTGCATCAGCAAAGCGGTGGCGCCGTTCAGTTTCTTCGTCGCTCTCATCTTGAGCGAATATCCAAGGATCGCCTTTATCGCCAGCGTCGATTACGTCAAAGATCGCAGATGTGATGGTTGACTTGCTTGCAAAAAGTTCTTTGGGCATTTAGTTACTCCTCGATGTAGGAATAGCGTCCGTCAGGCTCGGGCCTCATGTATTCCGGGACTACGCCCCCGTGAATCAGATCCATCGCGATCCTGTGCGCCTCGACGCCTTCGTTTGTTGCGGGGCCACCAACGAATGAGCCATCGGAATTGACGGTAATCGCCCCTGCGTTGTTACCGAAATCTTCATCAGCCCATCGCATCGAAATGCGTTCGCCGGGAAACTTATCAATCAACTTTTCAAACCACTTAGCGGGCATACTCCATGCGGTCTGGAACTTGATCACCGTGTCGGAGACGCGTTCGACTTGGTACGCGTTCCACTTTGTTCCCCAATTGGCGATACTCCATTCGTACCAACTCGTATGACCGTATTCCTTCAGGCAGCGCATACATCGAAGTAGCTGCTCGAAATCCTCTGCGCTCCAGTCGATCGGGTATGGCCCTTCTTGCATTTGCCGAATTGCGTTCGACTGCTCCAGTCGCTTGCTTGCAGCGCCGTAATTGCCCGACTTGAACGCAGACACAGGATCAGGAGTTGGAGCGGAGAGCGTCTTGAGATTTATGATGCCCATCGCGATTTCCGCCCATTGCGTTATCCCCGAATGCGGCTCGCCTTTAAGGAGTTCAGGCATAGGAACAATTGTCTCGAAGTCTAATTCCGACTCAGCGGACTTTAGCGAGTCGATTACGTCTTTAGGTGCGGTTAGTTCGTTTGTTACATGATTAGGCATAGCTTTAATCCCTTTCCTGTTAATCCAACGTAGAAACAATAACCTCTGAAATTATGAAGAGCGCCGCAAAGAAAGCGATGGCTAAGATAGCTACTATCAAGCCTCGCACGACTAACCTGAGCCACCAGAATCTCTTCTTGCTGCGCCGGTCTTCGCCCTTGACTGCGGAGCGCATTTGCGTCTTGTTTGGGGAGTAGTAGTCGCTCATCGCAATAATCCTCGCTCCATTCTGATCATTTCTTACCGCCTTCGATAATGAGCATTAGCGTAGCAGGGTCAAAGCGGGACAGAGCGCTATTCAACTCCGCGAATTGCTTGAACTTGTCTTTCGTGTAAGAGTAATCGGGATTCGTTCCGATGGCTTCACCAAACCTGTCTAAGTTCAACTTCCACGAAGCCGTTCCAATCGCTTGCTGAAACTCTTTGATATCTTCTGTAGTCATCGCTCATTCTCCTGTTTGTGTGGATCTACTGCTCCTCCAAGTACGCTGCCCTCGTGGAATTCTTTGCATTCCTCGCAGTAGAACTTTTGGACCTTCTCTCCCGGTCGTGGATTCATCTTGCTGAGCGGGCCATCGTTCGTATACTTGCCCCGCACTAATGGTTTACCATCGTTCAGATCGTCCATAACTCGCTGCACGACTCCGCGTAACAGCGCATCTTTCTCAATCTTATCCAGTTCGTAAAGCATTCCCATCGTTTTCAACTCCTTTGGTTAGTCGTTACTTGCTATAGTCGACCGCTAACTGCTTATCGAATTGTACCGGACGATCAAATGCGTCCTCGATAGTCTCAGTTACGAAGTTGATCGCGTCGTCTTCGGTTTCTGCTTCAACGTCTGGAACGTAGACAGTTACCGCTACCTCGTATGCCATCGTTTCAACTCCCTTCACTGTCAGTGAGTTAGCCGTTTTCCATAAGACAAAGTGCAATGCTGATTAGTGCATTCACCTGCGCTCGTGGCACATCCTCATAGATCATGTCTAACGCGGTGTTGCAGTGATATGCCGCCGCATCTCTGCTTTGAGCGGAATCAATCAACTTCTTTAATGGCTCACTAAAACGCAACGCTTGTTTGGCGGCATACGAAGCGTCAGGCGCACCATCCGCGATACCGTCAAAATGTTCGTAGATATCTCTTAGCAGTTGCAGGTGCTTATTGTTCATCTCAATCTCTCCTGTTCATTCAGCCTTGACCGCATTTGTTAATGCCTCAATTGCCGTTTCTTTGAATGCGGAAGCGCGCGTAAAGTTTTGCACGTTGTTGTTAACGGGTAATCCGGTCACGATTTGAATCGCCCGCTTTAATCCTTCTACGCGAAGGGAAGTCGTAAGATCCTCCAGCGATACAAACTTATGCTCGTAATCGTGGCCGTCCCAGCGTTGGGCGCGTCCGCAATACCAGCCCGCTTCGTCATCAAGTAATGCGAAGCACGCGGGACCACCGTTCATCACCACTTGTTGCCAGTCTAGTTTCGGTTCAACCATTGTCACTCCCCATCATTCAAGATTTTCCGCCGCTTCGTGGCCTGCTTCATTGCCTGATCGTTTGTCATTTTTAGTCTCCGTCTGGATAGTAGTCAGCGCCTTCCGCCTCAATCTCACGCCGACAGCGGGTACACAGTTCGCCAAATTGGTTAGGCGTTTCACATTCAGGACAGAAGTTGACAGAGTCATCTACATCGGGCGGCTCATCGTAATCCTCTTCATAGGCGAATAGCGCCAGTTCATGTTCGTCCATCGGTTGCTGTGTAAGCCAGTCGTTAAGTGTCGCCATGTGTCAATTTCTCCTTATTGAAGTTGTCGCCTCCCGGGGCAGCGCGGCGAATCCAAAACCCCCTCTTTAGGACTCGCTATTATCGGCAGTGCCTCTTGATTCACTGCCGCCCCTCGCTGCTGCCCTCGGGAAGCGTCCCACACGAGAAAGAATAAGCTAAGCCGGAATAGATGTCAACAAGTATTTCGTTGTTGACTTTGGAGACGTTGATATTTTATATTGTGCCGCATGGGACGAACAGCATCACCAGACACAAAAGTGCAGATTGCCGGACGCGTGGCCCCGGTCATTAAATTGCTCATTGACGAAATAGCCAGCAAGGAGCAGCGGACGGCCTCTCAAGCTCTGGAAATCCTGCTAAAAGAGTCGCCGCGCGTAAAGGCGAGGCTGCGCGAGGCGCGTAATGGCAAATACTGAATACGGCATCGATTTAGATCTATGCCTGAGTCTGCCTTTCGGGCCAAGGCGGGCGGCGGTGAATCACTTTCCGTCGTGTGCGGCGGTCTATCTTATTTACTGGCCACCCGACACCGTCCTATATATCGGGGCAACAATCTGTCTAAGAAACCGATGTCGGCAGCACGGCTCTGTATTTGCCAAAATACGCGGGATCAGAGTGGCATGGTTTCCGTTACCCCGAAAACTACACCATGAAACCGAGAGAAGGTTGATTGAGTTGATTAAGCCCGTTCTGAATACGCAGTACATCCCAAAGGATGTCGAGCAGACACGTAGACGTGTGTATTACAACGCAAAGGCGGTCAGAAACTTCCTGAAATCTCAGGCCAAAAAGAACGGTAATAAGAAAGCGGGGAAATAAGATGAAGAACTTTCTTCGATCACTAATTCCGTGGCCGTGGTGGACATGTCCGGTTTGCAAGACCACACGAACACGGCGACCAACGCTCTGTAATGAATGCGCTCATCTGGCTCAAGTAATGAGCGACATGACTCAATAGAAAAGGCGGACTCTCAAGTGTGGAGAGAAATAGAATCGGCCCCTAAAGACGGCACGCGCATTGTAGGGCGGCGCACTTATGCCGATCAGTACTCTGGAAAGTTGCGCTACGAGAAACATAAAACATCGTGGGGTAAAACGTCACATATCCCGATGTACGGATGGACTTACGGGCGCGATCCAGAAAATATCAACCTTTGGCAGCCGACACACTGGATACCAATTAACCGACTAGACGTGGACAGGTGATTTATCCTGAAATCCACTTCCCGAAAGGACACCTAAATGCAATACGAGATTAGTGCCGAAGTCGAGAAGGTCGCCAAAGGCGTTATCAAAGAACACCTGACCGACCTGAAAAGCAAAAAGATCGTCTATGTAACGATGGACAAAAAGGACGATAAGACAGGCAATTCCGTAGCACAGATGCGCAAGGGCAAGCCAATCATCGGAGACATGAAGCTTGTCGGCGGGCTGAATGCGTTTCTAGCCTCTGGTGAAACTCGCACGGATTACGATGGCCCGACGCCGTTTGCGGTGCTAGTGGTCAGTCGTTTGGCGTGGGAGAAGCTGTCAGTTGAGCAGCGCCGCGCATGGGTGCATCAGCAACTGAATCGGCTGGACTACAACATCGACACCGGCAAGCCTACGCTGATCGACTTCGACGTTAAGGAATTCTCGATCATTGCCAAACTTTACGGTGCCTGGAATGACGATCTCGGGTTGTTCCTGAAAACAGCGAAAGAACACCCTCTGTTTGATGATCTCGACAGTCGAAGCTTTGAGCCTGTTGTAGAGGAAGTAGGTGCAGAGGAAAAGGCTCCAAAGGTGGTTAAGGCCGGAAATGGTGCGGCGGACCATGTTGAAGAGGCTCCAGAAGCAGCCAAGCCAGCCGATCTTCCTTCAATCAAAGAACATGTGGCAAAGAAGCGCAGCAGACCATCGGCAAGCGCTCATTAGTTCTCTTTGGTAGCGCTGGGGGCACTTTGATATTTGAGAATTGATTTTCCTGCGGCGAGCATGACGGTAATCATGCTGGTGTCGGCAGCAATGCCTAACGGTCTGGCTACGTTGGCGGCTGAAGACGAAGCGCGAATGGCGCATGAGAAAAGCCACAGTCAGGGTTTACGTGAACAACTTGATCGTTATCCCCAACTGCGGACATGCACATTCAAGATAGTAGGTTCAGCGCACGGACACACAGCGAAAGGGTGGGTAATCCACGATAACGAACGTAGACGTTTCTCCCGCCTGAGTCGGTATCCAATCCGGCCCGCAGGAATCCTTGATAGCGCTGGGGCGGTGACAAACCATTGGCGCTATCTTTGAGCAGGGGAGCGGATTGGTGAGGGTCCGCTCCGTTGCTCCCCAACTCGGTTTGGCAAGGAAGGAAAAATCAATGGCACTTAAAGCAGTGAAAAAGACAAGCAAGGCGGAAGCGCGAAGCCAGAAACTTGCGGCAGCGATGCCAGAAGTGCGTGCTTTATGTGAAAAGCACGGTCGTCCAATCGTAATGTCCTGCGTTACACGCATCGCGCAATATGAACAGATAGCCGCCAAAGCCGAGAGTTTGCGCCGTCAAGCTGCGGCACTAGAAAAGAAGTTGGTACCGGAATCTGACGCCGCCCGCAACTCAATCGGGAGTACCTAATGCCTTTACTTAACTACACTACTCAAGTTGAATCCCACAAATCCATTACTGAAATCACTGGCATACTGAGCCGTTTCGGCGCACGAACTATCACGACGGATTATGACGAAAACGGATTCGTTAAGGGTCTTAGCTTTGTAATTATGATCGAGGGCTTACCGCTGGCGATTCGGCTCCCAGCGAACGTAGAAGCCGTTTTCAAGGCGCTGTGCAACGCAGACGGCGTCCCACGTGCTAAACGCACGCGAGAGCAAGCGCGACGCGTCGCATGGCGCATTCTAAAAGACTGGCTGGAGGCGCAACTGGCTCTCTCTCAAGTTGGACAGGCTGAGATCGCACAAGTGCTGATGCCTTACGCAGTCGATGCTCAAGGGCGCACCGCATACGAAGCTTTCAAAGAATCCCACATACGGCAACTAAATGCCGCACCGGATAACGTCTTAGACTTCAAAGCAGCCAACGAATAAGGCATCGGTGATAACAGGAGTGAAGAACTAGATGACGCATTGCTGGAAAGACTATCGCACGCACCTTGACGGATCAAACAAGACCTGTATGCGCGAAAGCGATCACGAAGGCGATCACGAATTCGTTAGCAATGATTCAATCGTTATCACGTTTGCAGGAGACAAGGAAAACCCATGCCAATAACACCTAAGCAAGTCCGAATTCTGCACTTCATTTCTGGCTATATTCAGAGCAACAAACTTGCTCCAACCATTGCCGAAATTGGCAAACACTTCGGAATGCGCTCCTCTGCGAGCGTTCATCAGGTATTAGTAGCGCTGGAGCGTAACGGGTTGATTAAGCGGATACCCAACATCAGCCGGGGAATTCAGATAGTGGAGGATTGTCATGCCAACGGAAATTATAATGAGCAGGCTGCGTCAGTTTCAAACGGCCAAGGAACGACTCACTGAGGCCCGTCAACGCGAGTTTCCAGCAGGACGCGGCGTCCGCGTAGTCCACGAGCGGTATAACGGTTACGGTATGGTAGTGGTTGACGACGGATGCCCTATAGACCAACTGGCCGTGAAGCTTGAGAACGGAAACACATGGTGGTATCCATTAGATAGCTGCTCACTGGCTAATCGCGATACTTGCCCGCCTTGGTTGCAACGGTTAATGAGATTTGAGGCCCGCAGCGCAACCGTGCGACGGATGGTAGCCCGAGATTCAGAGATAGCGTGAGAAGTTAATTACGAGAGTGCCTAATGTTTCGCGCGGGATTCGACTCATAGACCAGCCTGTCAATCCAAGTTGAGAACGATCCTCAATCACCCTCATAAAGAAGTAATGCCTGGCTGAGTTTCTTTCCGGCTGTGTCGTCAGTTTGATGCGCTGCTACAATGTTCTCATCCCACACTGCATCTGCTATCAATCCGCTTGTGGGGAATACCGGATCAACCACTGCGATTACAACTCCACACTCGTAGAGAAAGTAGTCAACACTCGTCCCCCCGGTGACCAGACCGATCGCAGCAGCAGCGGACGGGTAGACTGATTGGGTGACGCCTTTAACTACACCGGTCGGCGTGCTGCCGGGAATACTGATTGAGTAATCAATTCCATCTACTGTAATCGAAGGAGAGCCCGCGCCAATGGCCGATGACTTCTTTACCCATAACCAGCCCATGCAGCCGAGCACCAAGAGCCGCGAGATGTCAATATCACCAGACTCAGCGGATTCAAGGCCGTAGTTCTGTCGTGCCTGTGATGAGCCCGCCTGTTGACGATAGTTCGTTTCGCTCAGCGGTCGCTCATTAATCGCGCCTGTGCCTCCAGTAGTATCAAATTGATCTTCATTGACAGTTGTTGGAAACTTTGCCACACAGCGTATATCGCCGGGATCGGTCAAGTCTCCTAAGTCGTCAATGTATAAGTGACTGATCCAGCGGTTGGCATTGGAGCCGCTCGAGTCGCCGCCAAATAACAGGAAGCTTGTAAGTGAGGTCTGTCCATTTGTGAATTGATTGAACAAGGTCAATTCATTAACGCCGTCAACATATATCGCTACGTCTAAATCGTCAGCCCCGACAGCCATTAGCCACGAGATAGTAATGCGATAGAATGTGTTGACGGACAATGAACGAGTGCCGTCCGTTGTTCCCGCTCCCGCTGCCTGCCATTGCAGGACTCCAGCAGAAGTGATCGCCAGCGTTCCCAGTGCAGATCCCAACCCATTGTCGAGCGTGGCTATGGGCTCGGGAGTCCCCGAAGGGAGAGCGTCTGTGCGCCAGTAGAAACTCAACCTACCCGGATCAACGCTGATACTTTTACGTCCGATATTGCTATCCGGTACAAGCTTCAACGATGAATGCGAATATGGGCCACTCGGTTTGATTGTCGTATCCCAGACGGGAGCACCTGTAACGCGATCATAAAGATGGGTTCCACCTGTTGCCGCCCCTCCCGGTTCAAGAAAGACGATATTGCCTCCCTTTCCAAACAAACCAGACCTGACCGCCGAAATAATCTGACTGGACGTGAGCGGAGTCCCGCCTGCGTTATCAGCCACTTCCTTCACCACGGAACCGCTGATCGCATCAGCGTAAGTCTGGCCACTATCTGTTAAAAACATTCCTTCCGCGATTTGCGCCACTGTTGGGACATCTCCTACAGCAGCAGGAGCAGCAGGTAAGTTATCAGCCTTGGCTTTAATAGCGGCGGAGTCTGATTTTACTGCTGCGATATCCGCACTCACCGATGCTCCTGCTGGAGCGCCTAAACGAGCAAACGCGTCTCCGGTCATTGCTGGAGCGGTTGTGCCTTTCCAGTCAATCACGTTTGCATCGATCTGATTCGCGACGGTGAAAACTAATTGATCAGTCTTCGTCTTGATTGCGCCTGTATCACTCTTGGCAGCAGCAATGTCAGCACTAATTGAAGCCCCAACTGGAGCGCCGAGACGCACGTAAGCATCGCCTGTCAAGAAATCAATAATGCGTTTGGCGATTGATCCGGCAGTCGTCATATCAGAAGTCAACGCATTCCAGATATCGGCGACTGAGTGACTACTACGAGTTGAGATTGCAGCGTCAAGATTATCCAGCTTTGCAGCTCGAGCATCGGTCCATACATCATCGACGAGTAGTCCGCCTGCTGCCCCGGGAACGGCATCAGGAAGAGAGTTTATCGTTCCGGTGGGGGTAGCCTTGTCGAAGAACTTCTTGAAAGCTGCCGCGATCTGTCCAGCAGTTTCAGTTAACGCCGTCCCGAGAATTTGCGAGAGATTGGATTTCACTACACCGGAAGTAAAATCAAGTTGACCTGCTCCTGTTCCAGTCGAGAGCAATACACTTGCCCCGATGTCTCTTGCGGTTACAGTCGTTCCACCAAACTTCGTAGTATTCACCGCTTGATCTGCCGCGAGGAGAACGCTTGTGCCGATATCTCTACCTGTCTGTGTAGTTCCGCCCAGTTTAACTGCATTGGCATCGACCTGTCCGTTCGCCGGTTGGTTGATCTGTCCTGCCCCCGTGCCGCGCGTGTAAAGCCCCCCAGCGGCCTCAGCAGCAGCATTAGGAAGAGCGGTTAATCCCAGTCTGACAGCATCGGTAGGATCGGCGGCTGTGGTGACGATGTTGACTGTCTGTGGGACTGCCCCTGTGCCGGTGAAGTTGAAGCCGATGTTATTGCCATTCGTATCAGCTTGAGTCATTGCGTACTTATAAAATCCTGTGGTTCCGTCCTCAGTGACGGTTCCGCCGCCAGCTGCAAACGTGCCATCAATACAACGCCGCACGGTCCAAGTGACACCACTCTTGATCCCTCCCGTAGTGGCATCGACGCCTTGAAGGTGGATAAATTGACCGGCTACGTTCTTTCTAAACACGTTAGAAAGCGCCTCCTATTGTCTTTGTGGCTCCGATGGCCCAACCCGGACTAAACGTTAAAACTGGCGCATCAATATAACTAGAACCGTTGACGGTAATCGTTCCGTTCTTATTTCCAGTACCCGATGGTCTGCTATGCCACCATTCGAGTGCAAGTTGATCGTTGGCGTTCCACGCTCCCGAGTCCCATGAAATATTATCATCATAAGTACCCGTTGCAGTGCGGGAGGTTCCAAAACTGGAAGTAGATTGAGCTACTCCTGACGAGTTGCGACGCACTAATCGCAGATGCATCGAATAAGGCGTCGTCATGGCGGACACAACGTAGTGAATCGCCCAAGTCTGAGTACCGCTTTGCAATTCACCCGCCGATAACCCGGTGCGAACAAGCGTTAGAGCGAGCGTGTCGGTGGACGTGGCGACATTGCCTGAACCGATAGTTGTACCGCTCGGGGTGAGCGAGAGTGCGGTAGTTGAAACGAGATAGTTACGCTGGGCCATTTATCTCCAGACGGTGAACTGCTCAGGGTCAGATTCGCTCGCTCTTAGATTGTCGCGCGTGCCGCAGTTTGGACAAGGCTTCTCTGTGATATGTAGCCAGTGGCCCTCGTGTTTTATGAGCTTCGTATGCGAGCGAAATGGGAAACCGGGGAATCCGCCACAGCGACAGAAGCAGGTCATTTCTGACATCCCTGCGAACTGGTTCCAATCGACTTCTGGTAGCGCCTCACTCATTGTCACCCCCTCTTAAAGACTGTGCCCTTCTTAAATTCAAGTACCGTAGCGCTGTACGATTTACCGACTCGCTGCACAAGATTACCCGATCCTGTGGGTGCTGTGGCTGTTACTCCTCCCGGTATGGAAGCAGATAGGTATTGCTCCTCACCGCCTGTCAATCCTGAGAGTTGATTATTCAGGCCTTGACTGTAAACCGTGGCCGGATCGCCTGAATCAACATCTGCCAGCACGAATCCATCAGCTTGCTTACCTGCGCTCGCGTCGGCTAATCGGGCTTTTGGTGTGCCTGAGTCATTCCAGATATTCACAAGATCTCCTGCGCCTAAAGCTTCTGAAGCGGTGAAATCGGTTCCTACCCCGGCGATATCATCAAGCAATGCAAAGGTTCCCGGCTTATTAGGAAGATCATACGTTCGTTCAGTAGAAAGCCCTGATGCGTCCACCACGGCCCGGTTAAAGCCGATGCGGAATGTCTCAGTTACCGTGCCTACTAATCGAAGCCAAAGTCCCATTTAACTAGGAATCGCATAGAAGACTAAGAAGCGAGCGGAGCCTGCCGTCGCGCTTCCCGCCGCATAGGTGATAATCAAAGCCTCAGTACCGCCCGGGGCGGTTACGCCGGGATGGATCTCGATAACGGTGCCTGCGAGCTGAGTTAGATCGATATCGGTAGATGCCACATACTTGGATACTGTTCCAGAGATCCCCACAGACGCGGACGGAGTTCCATCAAAGGCAGTGTCAATGATTACCTGAATCTTCTCGATGATGGCGCTCGCTGGCAAGGTAAACATAGCCAGAGGCGAAGTACTATCGAAAGCCAAAGTAGTCGTATCGGCTTTGTCGCTGGAGGCGGTACTCGCCGCGTCCTCGAAAGTCAACACCCCATTACCATCAGTAACGATGGCCTGACCGGGTGAGCCATCCGTAGGCGGCAATGTAAGCGTAACCGCGGCTCCCATTCCGCTCGAGGGGCGCTGCAAGGTGTACTTCCAGTCAGTCCCAGAACCTGCCGCATCGGAGTTTAGATCCACGATGTTCCCGCTGACATTCAGCTTCGACATGGTGACTTCCGCATCCGCTGAATCCCCGGGATTGCGGACCGCTAGATTGCCACTGGAGTTCTTCAACCGTGGGCCAGTGAAGCCAATGCGAAAGAACGCTTTCGTAGTGCCGAGTATGTCCTGCCAGATAGAAGCCATCTTTATTTCTCCTTCGTTTATGTTTGCATTTCCACTACTACCAGCCCCGCTCCCTGAGACGCTCCTAATCCGGGGGTGATAAATAAGAGTACTTGAGTATCAGTGTCATAAGTCAGGTTCGGCGTTACCTGATAGGCCGCTGCTTCGCGAGGCTCATTTTCGAAAGCGGCCATGAGTCTTTCCGATTCGTCCTCATCCCCGATTGTTAGAACTGGGCCTGTTCCGTCAAACGCTGTCTCAATGAAAATCGTAACTCGCTGAATTAACTTATTCGCTTCTGCGAGAAACAATACTGCCGGAGTCGCATCACCAAACGAGAACGCAATCTCTATCCGCGGTGATCCACCCGGGCCTTGTGGTCCTACCGCTCCCGCTGGTCCGGGCTCACTGACTTCAAGAATCTCAACCCCAGTTTCTTCACTGACTACGAGGGTGACTTCCTCAACTACTTCAACCGTGCCTGCTTCCTCGATGACGATTTCAAATTCATCGAGATCTACAACTACCTGTTCCCCAGTCGGCATCAGACTTTCTTCTCAAGGGTCAGAGTCCCGCGCAGTTTGCGCAATATGTTTCCGGCTGAATCGGTTACTTCAAAACGATAGGAAGCAGCATCCCATGTGTAGGTGTCGGTAACTTCGTCGGCAATGAAGATAGTGATCTTCTTGTTTGTGTAGTCGATGACGATGTTCTGATCCGCTGGGCCATCAGTGATGATCTGAATTGGCTCGCTGTTATCGGGGCGGATGAAAAACAGGGCCGAGTCCAGACCGTCTAATGACAGCAACTCCCCAGCCTGATTGCGAAACTTGATGACACGAGTGAAGGATGCGCCCTGTTTGACAATGAAGTCCTTTTGCGGGGTTTTCTGGGGATCGGGTGTCATCGCAGCGCAGTATAGCGTACTTGAATGCTAGGGCTTAATAATAATTTAAGCATCAGAATGCCTGAATCTGCGTAGCGATAAGCGGAGCTACGATATCGTTACCAGCATCTGTGAGATGAACTAAATCGGAATAGTAAGTCGTATTCGTCTCGTCGCCTGTATCGCCTATTGTTGAGTTACCCGCAAGATTAGCTACCAGATAACCCTCCACAGCCGCATTCGAGGCGAGCAAACTATTAAACGATGCTCGCCAGGTTGCGAAATCGCCCGGCGTTCCTGAGTTGGAGCGCGGTAAGACGTTAGGGATGACTACATTAAAACCTACTTCCTGCGCCATGTGGCAGAGCGTCAGAATCGAAGCGAACGCTTGCGCCGCAGTCACTGAGGAGTCTGCATAGTGGTGGTTTGTGGCCTCCCACATTACATAGATGTTCTTCGATCGCTTTGGGTTATACAGAGGGGCGATCTGCGAGCCAAAATCCGCGATCATTTGTGGCGTTGTTTGTCCTGACACGCCGAAGTTCTGCACCACAAACATAGACTCTAGTGGCGTTCCTGCCGCGCAGTTCCCCGCCAGACAGTTATTGATCCTCACTTGTAGAGAATTGCTCATCAGGGAGTTGCCATCAAGCACCAGCAGCGGAGCCAGCACTCCGCTTTCTTCAAGCGCGTAGGTCTGCATGAAAAACTGGTTGACTCGCTTGATCGTCGCAGTTGTGTGCGCCTGATCGAACAACCATACATCATCATAATCACCGTCCCAGTAACGTCCCGTTGTTAATCGATCTGAGCCGATCAATGAAGCGCGCAGGTTTCCGGTTGAACGGAATACGAAACACCTGACAGAGGTCGATTTAAGCAGGTTAATCGGCGCATCCTCAAATCCATTGACCCACGCCGCACCGTTTCGGAGATTTGAATTAGCGTTAGTTGAACTAATGAGCTTATTCCCATCGCCACCGTGGAAGTCAAAGTAAGTTGCCGGACTACCGAGAAACCCGGCGCTATCCTGCGATCCGGTGCGGTGCTTCATTACGAAGTAGGCGGTCCTGATCGTCGTCACTTCTGTAAAACTTAGATAGTCGTTTGAGCCGTCCATTCGGATCGTAGGTTGGCCGTTCTGCTCATTAGTCTGGTATGACGGTTTATTCCCAGACGTTGCTTGGACTGCCGGATCGTTTGTAGTTGAAACGTCGGGAACGGACGCGATCGGATCCCCGTCGACCAGCGAGGTAATGTTTCTCGCGCTCCAGCCGCGCAGTAACCCCGGAGCCGATGCAGGATCAAGTGGCACTACTGTCTCTACTAATCCGTGTTGGCGCATGGTCCCTATGATGACGTTGTCTTTTTGCGCCAGTGAGTTGATGAGATTTTTAATAGCGGGTAGAACGTTGTTAACAAGATCATCGCGTAGGGCATCGACACTTGCCGGTGAGTCTCCCGGGTTCGGAATAATGGCTGCGGGGCTGTCTGCGAAGTCTGCTATCGGAGGCTGCTGTTCAGTTACTACTCGTACACCGTCAACTGAATACGACTCGCTCACGTTGACGCTAACCACGTCGTAGATGCCATCCGCCGGTATCGGCAGCGAGTCTACATCGGCATCCACAGCCATGATCATATCGCGCACCGCTGGATGAATAGCCGCTGCCGGATCGGGAATCGGGTAGTTTCTATTGGGGGTGTCGCCCACTTAAAACACCCCCTTCACTGATAGACCTTTCTGGTTGGGAGCAAGGGGTGAGACCTGCCACATTTCCACTCGCAAATTGCCAGTTGCGATGCCTACACCGCTGTTGTCATTCTCTTGTTGCAGTAAGCTGTAAATTGTCTGTGGCAACTGAGCGCCGCCGAGCGTGATGTTTTCCACCTTAGCTACGCTTGCCCCGCTAGGTCCGCCATTGGTGAGAGCGACACGAAGGAAGGTTGGCCCGGTCGGTGCAATATCTTTGAGGATTACATTAGGTGCTGCCGCTGGGTTAATCGGAGATCCTGAAAACTGCCATCGTATCTCAGTGCCGGACCAGACAATTCGCACAAACACAACACCGTTGACTGTCGGCACATCTATGGCCGCTTCTTGATTCGTGGACCAATCGAACACAAGGATATGCGTCTGCGTTGTCGAGCTGCCTACAAGGTCAAAGAGAGCCCCTGTAGCGGTCCCAAAGGGGTCAGTAAAATCACTTGGCCCAAAACTCAACCCAACGTTACCGGGTAGAAACGGGCCTGATGGCGGCGTCAGAGTAACGCGAGCATTGATCTCACCACCTAGAGCAAACGGCTGTGTGACATACGCGGCAGAGGGATTGAGCGCTCCGATCACGTTGTTATTAGAAATAGTCGCATGCGTGGTGCTGGTCCACGTCCCGCCGCCTTCAGCGTGAATAATATGATCAAGGATTGCTGCCTGACGCACACCCGGCACAATAGGAATATTGCGCAAGAAAGTGTTGGTGGAATTGCGCGTTAGACGGGCCACGTAAGACTCAGGCCGTTGTGCTTCAGTCGGATGGCCCACTGCCGAGATGAGAAAATCGCCAGAACTGTCATGCATCGCATTGAGATCTGTAGGTGGCGCAGCTCGCAGCGATTGTCCGGTCCATGTAAACGAGATCGGCGTAGCGTCTCCGATGTCCTGATTTGTGGTGACGAATTTGTAGCTAAAGGGAATCCCAACCCGATCAGGATTCATTTCCACGAACTTCTCTGCGCCGTTGATTAGCACTACGCGCTCACTTGCACCGTGCACCAAGCCTTCAACATCACTATGGAAGCGTCCGCGAAATAGATTACTGACCGTGATATTTGCGCCGGACCTGTTAACCGTCTTTGCCTGCACGTATTCATTTCCAATCAGTAGCAGGTTGCGATAAGGATTCGCTACCAGATCGGCCTCAGTGCAAGTTACTAATGACGGGAATGGATCCTCGTACTTGAATGAGAACGTGACAGTGTTGGTTGTGTCGAGTGGGACGATATTCGCCACTGTGCCGAGTGTAGTTGACGCGACTCCGATTGACGCGGGCACATCGCCACTGGTGAGGAATGTATAACCATCTCCAAAGTCAGCCCACAACGCCCAGCCGGACCAGTCTCCATCGATACTGAGATCGTGTCCAGCAGAAATATAAAATCCTCGTTTGAGTAAATCTGCCTCTCTTGGCGTAGGAGTATCAATAAACTCAGCTAACGTGTCTTTCGTTTGCACATATCTGAGTGTCGAAGCGAGCGGAATTCGATGTGCTCCCACATCATCAGAAAACATTGTGGTCGAATAACGTCTTGCTTGATTAACCAGTACATCGTGATTTGGCTTGATTCGCAAGTCCTCAATCCGCGTAACGACATTGACCAATCCACCTGAATCGTCAGAGGCGCAAATTACGTCACCCTCTTCCAGCACCAGTCCTGCCGGACCTGTAGCGAGGGAATTAAACCAATCACCTTCACGGGACTTTGAAAGCTTCCATCCGGCCACTCGCGCCACCTGATGAACCGAATCAACCGCTGTGAGATCAAGCTTTTCTGAGAACACTTTCTTTACCTGCAACTGATGTGCTTTATCGTTGTAAGTGAAGGGCGTGAGGGCAAAGTCGTTCTTTGCATCCCGGAAGTCACCCTTGATTTGATTGATCGATTCCTGTCGTGAACCGAGCGGCCACTTGAACGAGTCTTTAACCACATTTGCTCGAGTGAGTCCGGCTTGCTGAAGAACAGTTGAGCCATCCTCGGTGAATGTCACTGTCCCACTGACAACTGTCCCGCCTGCTGAAGTAGGCCACGAGGGTTCAGTGGTTCCGGTTGTGCCTGCTGTCGTGACTTTGTAACGATGACCATTGGCGATAGTTGGTAAGTAGATCTCATTCAGCACCGTTACACGCAACTTAGACCACGCGGGAAATACATCTTGAGAATTCGTTGCGAACGACATTGCCACACGGATCAATTCCTCAGAAGTCGTATTTGAGCTCGGCGGAATTGCAGCGCCAGGATCTGGTAGTGCGTTGATTGAGAAATTCGAGTTATTTGTGCGCGTCGTAATAAATCGAAGATTGGTGGAATTCTCACGCTCGCTCATGTAGAAGTCACGCGCTACTCCAGCGAGAGCAGGAAGAGATGACACGTTAATTTGCTGATTCGCCGTGAGTACAACAGAGGCGAGAGCAGTCAATGCGGTCGAACCGCTATTCGTCACATCAGCATAAGCGACTTTATAAGTACCCGCTGCTAATGAGCCGGAACCCGCCGCCGCTACGGTTGGCGCGGAAGTGGGGTCATTAATACCGATAGTATGCGCTTTCAACAATGCAGGGACGGTGAGCGCCCCGTGCAGGCAGACGATTGTGATAATCGTCGGGGATGCCGCGCTCCAGATGGCCCGGATATATTTATTCAAACGTTGATTCGCGTTGATGTAGTGATGAAGCATGGCCGCGGTTGTTCCTGTCGTATCAATAGAGTCGAGAGTATAGCTTACTGCAATGCCGTTGATTGTCACTGTGATGGTGTTACCTGTTGCCGGAGTGCCGCCGATCGTAATCGTCCCACTGGCCTGCACGGAAGTTGAGCCACCTGTGAGTGTCCCGCCTGATGCAGTAGCTGTCACTCCACCTGATGCGCTCGCGGCTAAGGTAATTGAATTGCCGGATGTTGAAAATACAGCAGCAGATGGCGTTCGCACTTCGCTCGTAGTCAAGCCAAAGCCCAGGAGAATTCTTCCCTGTAAGAGATCTGGTCCAGTTTTCCACGGAGTTACATCAAGTAGCGGAATTGAGGTATCGCCAATAGCTGTGGCAGTTCTCAATCGTGTTGAGTCAGAAGGATGTTCAGAGCGGATCTCGTAGCGGCCAAATTTATTCACCCGCATGTAGAGTTTCGCCGCTGGGAAGAGAGTTTTATAGAGCAGGTCCACCGCTGGCACGGTATCGGTGATCGGGAAATTTGCAGTGTAACGTTTCCTCAGCGGCTTCTGACTAATGAACGTTGGATCGTTCGGATCAGACGGATCAGGTAGCGGATCGGACGGATCGATGCCGACATATGGACCATCTTCCAACTCAGGGACGATTGAACCATCGCCCAAATCGTTGAAGAGAATCAACCGCGAGTTAATAATCCCGGTTGGCAAATAACGAGTGAAGGCCGAGCCTGCCTGATTGATGTCCGGCCCGGCAACCGTGATTACCTGTGTATTTGTATTGTCGACGAGTGGGAAATCGCAATGTTTCGCGGTCTCGACTAACACATCATCTTGCATGAATGCGGGATTGATATTGACCCATTTCGGAGCAGTAAGGATGAACCTCGCAATATGAACCGGATTGTCCGTCCAGCCTTCGATAGTGTACTCGTTAGAACCATCAGGAAGCGGAACGATGCGCCCGCGAATGATCGCCGTGACTGTGACTGGTCCGTCTTCCGTACCTACTGCGGCCTCAGGATCCGGGGCGAGTGAAGCGCCATCGATGTATGCCAGGTGAGAGAATAGTAATCCCGCGCCGATATCAGGTTGACAAATATTACCCGTGTTTGTGCCTGTGCCGCCGGCGTCACCGAGATGGATGCCTGGCGGTGCACCGAGGAAGTTACATTCAGGATCAGACCAGCCTTCATTTCTGGTCTTGATGTTATCCATACTCGCGATCGGCCCTTTGCACGCCGCCATGAGGAAGCCGATATGCGATCCCTTATCAGCCCACGCGATCGGAATAAGTTGCATCTGACAGCGCCCAAAAACTTCCGGGATGACCTGACCCAAAGGAGTCGCGTCGATACTTGACCATTGCAGGGTTTTGTAAACCGTCTGATGGCGTCCAAAGAGCCGGCCAAAGAATGAGGTAGAAGGCTGTACCTGTGGAAAAGTGTTGGAGCCCTGAATAGCGTTAAAGGGAATACCTTCGAAGAGTGGATCACTTGGCAGGCGTCCATCAGGATCGTCAGCCTGAAACTTATCAGGTGGGACCGTGTTATTGATGTTGCCAAAGTCCTGATGCGCAGAAAGAGTGAATGATCCTTTGTCGATGTCTGAGGGCTTATCACACTTGCCGACAAATAGAACTAGGGAGTCTGTAGTCACCGAGGGAGCCACGCAGCGGATGACGAGGAAGAGCCCCTCAATCGGCGTCGTCTGCGCGAACGTAGCAAGATATCGCGAAATATTACTGAAGCTGAGTGTGACACTGTTTGTCTTCGCGTCCATGCTGCGCGAAATATCACCACGGCCTTTTAACTCTCGTCGGTAGGCAAACCCGTTCCACGTGATTTCTTCTGCCGCAAACTTTTCAATCGCATCGTTAGGGTCGAAGCCGCCGGGACCGGGAACATAGTCATAATCGTAGATTTCATACAAGTCGACCAGCACAATCGGGTCTACCTGGCCCTTATCTAATTCAGCTTGTAGTGCGCTATTGATAGTCTGCATCTAAGGCCGTTTCTCTAACAGGAATTCTCGCGCCTGTATGTCGACTCCTACGTGATTCTTGCGATACCCTCCCGGTGCTATATGAACATTCGCGTACAGCGTGCCGTTCGTACTGGTCCATGCTTCTCCGAAGATATGTTCGCGGAAGTTAGCGCCGAAAGCTGAGCCTTCATCTGCGTTGTAGCACATTGATAATGCCCACGCATCGAGGATGGCGGCTTGAGTCGTAGTTAGACCATCGTAGCGAACGATCCACGACTTCATTCCTGTTCCGCCAGCCTGTAGTTTGTAATCAGCGCCATTGTCGTCATAGATCGTCTTGCCGACTACAAACACTTCCATCTGCGCCTCGTAGAACAGAGGGATCGGGTAAGCTGAGTTGACTGAAGGGAAGGGGAACTCGCTTGGCATTATCTGGTAATCTCCTTCACCATCATGTCGCGGATCTTTCCTCCATGATGCGCGTCGTCTACCACCACGTCTACGATTGATCCCGCATCGCGTATCACCGTCACGGTCATACTCATATTTATTGGAGGTGCTTGCGTGGGTCGATCCAAGTTCACAGGTTGAGGCTGCGTTGAGCCGGAGCGTTGACTACCAGTGGACCCGCCTGCTCCTGTCCTCGTCCCTGTCCCAGATGTCTGTGGTTTGAACAGATCCCCCGCTACTGCTCGTCCAGCCACTGCCGCCACTCCGGCCACTGAGCCATATAGGGCCGCAGCTTGGAAATGCGCCCCAGCAGCGAGTGGGTCGACAAAGAGCAGGGCAAACCCTTCGGCTAATTCAAAAATGGCTTTAACAGCCGCTTCCGCCGCAAGGTGGGCTAGAATTTGGGCAAGTAGCTTCCGCAATACCGCCGGACCTGTCGTTCCCAGTAAAACGTAACTCTCAACAATCTGCCCCAGCCCCTGGGCGAGTGTGCCAAATGCCTCTGAGGCAAAGGAAGCGAAGTTCCCGGTATCCTTACTCATCTGCGCAAAAGCATCAGCGGCAGACTGCGCAAGAGCCTCAAAATTAGCTCGCAGGTTACTAATCGGCTCACCAGCATCTATAGCAGCCTGCTTTATTCTCTCAAGAATTTCCGCAAACGAATCGCCAAAGAGGGAGCGAGTACTGAGTGGATTTTCACGTTCGAGATCAGCATTACTCTTGTCTGTAATTCCCCGTTGACGAGTATCGCTGCGAGACTTCTCTGCATCCTGCTGCGCTTTCAACTCACCGCGCTTAATACGTAGTTTTTCAAGTTCACGAATTAACCGCTCGTACTGTTCAATCTCCTCTGTTGTGCCGATCTTCAGCCCTTCAAGGTGACGCTCAATAACCCTGATCTGCTCATCCACTTCTCGCTGTTGTGCGCTGATCGAATCTCTTATCCGCTGGTGTCGCGCTGCTTCATCGGCAAGATCCAAATCACGCTGAGCGCGAATAATGTCCTTCCGCCTGGCGAAGTGCAGGACCATGAGACGGATGACTTCTTCCGCTGCATCGCGTTCAATGTCCTGAGTGCGGCGTTTGATCTCAGCTAGATCATCTGCATACTGGCGTTCGTTATCGAGATCCTCTTGTCGCTTCTCTTCAATCTCACGATTACCCTCAACCTGGATTGTTTTTCGTTGCTCAGTGAGGATCTTGATCTGATTGTTCAGTTCTGTTTGGACACGGATACGCTCGTCCTTATCCGCGATCGACTTAGACGCAGTGAGCTTTGCTTCTGTAGCCGCAATCTCATCATCAATCAGACCTAATCTAATTTGCAGGATCTGCTTAGCCGCATCCTCTTCCGCAATGATCCGAGCCGCTGCGAGACTCTTAATCGAGTCAATCCGCCGCTCACCTGCGATCTGTTCTAACTGTATAAGCGCTTCGAGATTCGCAATTAGAATCTCACGATTACGCGCGGCTGCTTCCGCTTCGCGCTGGAGTCGTCGATTGCGCTGATCGTCGTCGAGTCGATCTTTGTCCTGTTGTAGCTTCTGGAGTTGCGCGTCGAGATCCTTCCGCTCCTGCACGGTGAGAAAGCCGATATCTTTCTGCTTCTGCAATGTCTCTAGTTGCGCGTCGAGCTTCTCATGCTCCAGTTGATCGATTGTCCTAAGTCCGGCCTCTTCCTCCTGTGAACCACGTTTAATCGCCGCCTCAATATCTTTGATCGTGCGATCGAATTCTTTGACAAGAATGTCGCCTTCGTTCTGAAGTTGACCGCGGAGAGATTGCGCTCGTTCCTGTGCGGCCTTTGCTCGCAGGGCTCGTGAGGTAACTTCGAATTCATTTTCCTTATCGAGTCGCTCCTGCTGAAGCTTGGCGACTTCCTTATTGATGGCGCGGTATTGATCGGTTTCGCGATTAACGATTTCGCCACGTTTCTTCGCGGCCTCATCAAGCGCCTGAATCTCTCGCTCTTTTTGAGTTAGTAACGCGTCGATCCTCGCCTTATCGGCTTCCAGAACCTGCTTGTTGCTCGCAATGATATCCAGTGTTTGATTCTGGCGGTCAACGCGTCCCTTTTGAAAGGATTCATCAAGGGCCTGATTTGTCTGCGCCGCCTTGCGTTTTACTTCGGCCAGCACGGCTTCCGCAGAAGTCACGGCTTCATTTGAGATTTGCAGTGGCGTAGCCGCGCCGGGCAGTTGTACGGGAGTGATGGCCGGGACTTTGATCGGTTGAATCTCCGTGGAGCTGGCTTCGGCTACGTCCCTGATAGCTCGGGCAAATTCCACGTAATCCTTTGTGATCGCCGTGATAGCCAGTCGCAGTGCATTAAACTGGCTCGTGAGAAACTCTGTTGTTGATCCCGCCAGCGTCCCGAATAATGAAACCAACGGTTTGACCGCGCGGATCAGTCCCTCGGATTCTTTTGCGAGTTGGACAAAGGCTGGAATTAGATCGCGCGCCAGCCGAGCTTCAAGGTCCTGCATTTGTAGATCGAGCAGGACCAATTCATCGTTAAGAATGTCGGCCGCGCGAGCGTCGTCTTCAGAGATCAGAATACCAAGTGACTCCAAGCGCTTGATCGTCGCGTCGAGATCCCCGTTTGTTTCTTTGAGAATTGCGAGGACTTGCTTGCCACCTCTCCCTCCAAATAACTCAGCCGCGGCGTTAGTCTGCGCGAATCCTTCCGGCATCTTTGCCAGCGCGGCGAAGGCGCTTCGTAACGAGGTCTCTGTATCGGAGGTATCAACTCCTAGTATGCGGAACTTCTCAGCGGTAGTACTTAGCGGATCCTGAGCATCGTCAAGCTTCTGTTGAAAAATAACTACGGCCTGTGTGACTGACCCTATCTCACCACCAGTAGTTTTCGCGGCGACTTCTAAAGCGCTTAGAGTCTTAACGCTGAGACCTGTCTGCTGGGCCAGATCGTACATCTTGCCCTGAGCCTCCGCCGCTCGTTTGGTTAACTCAAACAGCTCACGAGCGGCGCTTACGGCAACAGCAGCCAATGCCGCAACCGCAATTACCGCAATCCCTATCGGCCCGGCCATTGAAGCTACCGCTGCTCCGGCAGACCCGGCCTCAGTAGCCAGTGCCGCCATCGAACTGCCCGCGCTTTCCAGTTCCGGAATAAACTTCGCGGTCTTGTTACCTATTACATCAACCGAGCCTCCAAAGAACTTAAACGCCGCATCGTTTCGCGCAGTTTGTCCTTCCAGGCGTACAAAAGTCGATAAAAAGCGCGAGATTTCTGGAGCGGTCTTTCCGCTGGCCTTTGCAATTCCTTCAATCTGATCAGCCAATTTAGCGGTTTGAGGACCACCGCTTTTCAGTTCTTCCGTAAGCGTGTGCAACTCTCCGGTAATCTTAACAACGGCCCCTCCCACTAAGGGCAATCGCTCTCCCACGAAATCATTCAGACGATCGCCTAACTCAGCAAAAGATTTATTTGCAACCGTGACGCCCTGATTCAGATCGGTTCCCAGTGACTGCTTTAGCGAAGCCACGGCGGCGCGCGTCTCCGCAATCGCGGCCTTAGCCTGCACGTTATCCGCGCGTAACTTAAATAGCAGTGAGAGATCTTCGTCAGCCATATGAAATAGAAAAGCCCAGCCTCAACTAAGAAACTGGACTCACTAAAGGAATCACTCCGGTTAAATTGTCAGACACCCTTTTGTCGCTGCATCTCAAACACGAGCAGCTTCAGGTACTCAATCGTCAGAATGTTTTTGTGTTTGCTCGATCCATGTTTTGAGCCGATGTTGATTTCCCCATTTTCAATCTCCAGTATCGGCTTCTCGCAATGCTGGCAAATCAGCACCGACTTAGAATCCCTGATCTCTAAAATTAGCCTGTGTAACGACTTCTCCGGTGTCGCGGAACGGGCTAGCTGTTGTTGTTTGCGTTCCAAGCGATCGACTCAGGGCTCCCATGCTCATCGCATCCAGTTTCAAGCGCTCCAGATCCGCATCATACAATCGCAACCGCGCTGTACAGGTTAGATCGAAGTCGAGCGCGGTGACATCATCTCTAATTTGCAGCAGTTGAGATGGTCTCTGTCCGAAGTTCCGACCCGTCAGCGCCAGTTGCAGCAGAATTTCGCCGCTTTCGTCCCTTACGAAATTTACGCAAGCCTTCGGTGGCTGGCCCCTCCGGGGGCTTCATGGCCCAGTGGTAGATCTCATTGAAGTCTTCTTTGAGAAAGTACTTCGCGGTGGCTTCATTGAAGGGCGGACTCACACAAACATCCGCCACCACTTCGCGCATCAGGATGAGCCCGCGCTGCGTGTCCTTCATGCTCAGACTCAGCGAAGACTTCTCCTTGAGTCCACCTGCTTCCCACGCCTTGACACCCTCTTCAAGTAGAGATTGGGGCACAAGGCCGAGAATCACGAGCCGCTCCAGATCGGGGCGGCGCAGTTCAAACACCGCCCCGCTCGAGAGGGTTTTGATCTCAGTAGGGCGTTCCTTGTCAACGTTCTCAGCGTGCGCGATATACTCAGCCGCGCTCATTGGTTTAGTCATTAGCTTGCTCCTGAAATCCTTACGAAGTACCAGACACTTGACGGAAGAAACGTGCGCTTTGATCTCCCGAAGTCCGTGTTGTGATCGCGTATCCATGAATCGCAAAGGGTGACGCGCCGAGCTTCTTGGAGCTCACCTGTGCGGCCATGCCAAGATCGTTGTAGCCTTTGTAGACATGGAACACGTGCCAGTGCGTCGTATCACCCTCAACAGGCCAGATGACCGCGAAGGAGCGAAACACAGGCGTTCCCTGCCCGCCCCACGTCAAGCCTTCAGAGCCGCCCACATCGGATCGTGTCGCAGTCGGATTCATCATTGCCATCACAGCCATGTCGCTGATCTGCAATAATGACCCGCTGATAACGATCTCCTCCGCGGTGATACGGGAAGCAATCGGCGTGGTGAATTCGTCGGCAAAGAAGTCCTGTTTAGTCGGTTTTACGGACCACTCCTCCCCGCCCTCAGTCATGCCGAGATGGAGCGCGTTTGGATTCTGAGTTGCGTTGGGCGTACCGTCAGTGTCGAGCAATAGCCGGACACCAGCAGTCAGATCCCACGGCGCATTAGTTGTGCCGCCCAGATTGCCGTAGAGCTTGCCCGGCCCTAGTGCAATCCGTGTGCTTAACCAGTTATTTGCTGTGCCAGCCATCGTGTGTTATCTCCTTATCGTTCGCGTATGTTGACCGTTACTTCTACTGCTGCCCCTCTTCCAATGATTGTTTCACTGGTCCGTACCAAGTCGTAAAAATGTTCAAAGTCGAGCACCACCCCGAAAGGGTTGCTCATTCCCGTGAAAAAGTCCGCTCTCGCATTCTGTAAAACCAAGTGCGCCACCCTCACGTACTTGAATAACTTCTCTGTTACTGCATCAGGACCATCAGCGGTAACGATCATGTAAAGTCGAATGCGACAAACCTCAATCTGGTGCGAATTGTCATCTGCCTCCGTGATTGCATTCGTGCGAGGCTCGACTCCACAACAGGGGAATACGTTTCTGAGAGCTGGTCCAAGTACGAGCTCTTGAAAGTCAAGCAATCGCTCCCCGGGATAGTAATAATCGAGTGCGCCCTTGAAATCCCGCGCCAGAATAGTCTTGCAATTCGCTACTACTGGTCCTTCAAAGAACGCCGCCGGCTCGCGCGGATTGGGCACCCACATTTAAGCCGCCCTCTCTTCAACCTGAAATCCGGCCTCTCTAACAAAACGGACTAAGCCCGCTTGAATCGACTTCTGAATATCGCGCTTGTCACTTTCAGTAAACGAGAAGATCGGGCGAGCGGGTAATCGTCCTCCTCCGCGTTGATGTGCGCGAGCTTTTGGATCTTGTGTCCCGATGGTTAGTTGATCTGCTTCCGGTCGATAGACTGCGTCGGGAGCTTCAGGATCAGTAAGCGATTCATAAAGATGATTCTCAGCTCGAAGGATCGGCTGATTGGGAAAGTGGACTGTTTTCCATTTCGCGTAAGGTGGAGTAAGCGCTTGCCACTTGCCTGCTGCGGTTGAGCCACCCTCAGTATCGAACACAGTGCCCAGAATGCGATAAATCACACCTGCTACATTGGGCCACAGTGGACGCAGATCGGAGATTTGCTGATCCACGCGATTGAAAGCGCGATCGAGTACAACTTCTCCTGATACCTCTGCGATAAATCGAATCAAACCAGTACCGCTCCTGTAAATTTATACTTCTCAGCCACCAGCTTCACCCGGGGCGGCATTCGCTCTCGTAAGGGCATTCCTTCCAGACTCATCATCTTTATCGAGGCTGGATCGACTTCCTTCACGAGATTGATCACAAACTCAATGATCGCGTGTTGCACATCTGCCGGCGTCTCAGGAAAACCCCATACAGCGGTAACTGTGATCGGGACATTTGCATACCAGCCGCCACCAAAGGTCGGATTGAATGAGTTAATTACCCCGTTCAATGAACGAATCAAATAGCTATCGCTCTCGATGAATTCCTGTGCGGTATAGCCCTCGGGCACGATTAACGTCGTGTCCAACGTGCCCGGAACATAAGGCGGGAGACTGAGTAGGTTCGTCCCGTCACCATAGACCGTCTTCGGTGTTGGTGCTACATCCGCTCCAGCCTCAGTGAATTCTACCGGGCCAATGTCCGGGCCTTCGGTTGTAATGATCACTGTCCCACTGGTAACGGTTGCGCCTGAAGTTGTGGGGAAGGTGGGTTCAGTCGATCCAGATGTTCCCTCTTTAGTCACGCGGTAGATATGGCCGTTTCTCATAGTTGGCGTCACGATGTCACCTACGAGGTAATTGTGACCCGCTTCCCAGACCGGATAATAGGCAGCTTCGAAATACCCATCCTCAACTCCGCATTCTTTGTCAAAGATGCGCGATGCACGCTCAATCACTTTACGCAATACTTCATCTGTCCAGGCAGTCGGCTGCGACGTAGCGGTGATCTGAACCGCAACCTCTCTGACTTCTTGTGGAGTGACGTACATAATTAAGCGCTCTTGCGCTTCTTGTTTTCCTGCGGTGCGCTGATGGCTTTATTCTCAGCCGGACCTTCGATAGCTTTGGCTTGTGGTCGCGTATCAGGGATGAAGCCGTAGCGCATGGCAACTTCCTCAGGCATCTCACCACCGATTCCAACCGCTAATCTCGTCGCGTTCTGCGGAATCCGCCCATTCACTTCGGCGACTAATCCATCTGTCGTCTCCCAGATGCGCCGATCACTTACCCACATTTTCACTTTCGCCACCTCGTTTCGTTTCAGCCATATATCAGCCGTGGAAATCAAAGCTTCCTCCAAGCGATCATATTCAGATTCAGGATCTAGTGTAGAAGCAAGCTTGAGCGCGGCGTCTGATCGTGAACGATAGTAAACCTCGTCTGAATAGAGCCGCTCTATTTGTAACTGCCACGATTGCAAATCATCCCGATCACAGAAGATCCCCGCTCCAGATACCCAGCCACCTTTAAGCTGCTCAGGCGTCGGCGTGCGCTCGTTCTTCAGCTTTGCTCGCGTGAATTCAATTAGCCACTCGGGTCTATCCGCGCCAAGCGATTCCAGGAGTCCTTCAGTCGGATGCACTATCGCCGGAATCCCGGCACAGGCGGCTTCCACTGCAACCCGACCATAGCTCTCGTACAATGACGGCATCAGCACTACTCGAGTCTTGCGGAACACTTCACGAATATCCGCCGTGTGCTGCATGAATTCCACGTTAGGGAAGTTCCCTGCCGGGATGGCCGGCGGAAAGACCTGCTCACCATAGACGCTCTTAACCACGAGGAATTGAGAGTCGCGCATCAGTCGCGAGAGTCCATAGAACGTTGCCTCACCTTTGCCGGGAGTCGGATTCACGAGGGTGATCTTCTCACCCTTTGGGCTGCAATAGCGTTCCGGCTCAATCACCGGATGGATGATAATTTGCGGCCCCTGCCAGTGTTGCGTCTCAGCAATCCATTGCGAGTTAAAGATTGCAAGTTGGCAGCGCAACGGAGACACGCGGTGGAAGTTGAGTTGGTCTGAGTTGTGAACAAAGTGGATCAGGGGTTTATCTGTATCCAACGCGGCCTGCATGGCCGTGAAGGTGAGATCCAAATGCGTGCAAATGAGATCGGGATCGTATTTGCGGATGTAATCAAGAATCCATGAGTGCAGATAGCGAAGATCCTCAGGCGGGCGGGTGACTTTAACTCCCTCATGCACATAGGTATCGAACTTCGGCTCCGATTCGGCAGGCTTGCAAATAACTTCCGCAGAATGTCCTCGCTCAACCATAGACCGCATAAACCCGTGCGCTGTGGTCTCGCCACCAGCGTTGTGTAGAGGCGTCCATAGGTGCGCGATAAAGAGAAGTTTAAGTGGTTTCATTGTTTCAAGGCGGCTCCATCTCACGGGAGCAAGACAGAGCCGCCGCTTAACGTAACGGTGTGTTGTGCGCCGTTACAGGAGACTGTTATCAACTATTTGCGCCGACCACTAAATCGATCTTGACAATCGCCGCTGGTCTACGCACGCCAAAGGCCGCACGAAGCTCAGTCAGGATCGCGATCAAGTTGTGGGTAAAGAAGTCACTATGGGAGTCCGTGATGCGCCGCGTTGGCTGCTCACGGTCCCACAGCTTCATTTGTTTGAGATCCCCTGTGTAAGCGGTTCCCTGTGGAATCACTTCCGACTCAGCCACAGGCAAACCCCAAAGTTGCTGAGTGCCCATGACGATCGGACCACCGAAGTAAAAATTTCCTGCAGTGGCGTTACGGAGCAGGTCAATGTCCTGCCAGTCGTAGGGATTAAACAAGAATCCGGTTGAACGAGCACGAGCCACGACCATTGCCGTTGTGCGAGCCTTGCGCGTGGTCACGAGGAGGTCGGTGTCGCCCGCCAGTCGCGGATGCGGGGTGATGCCAGGAGTGTTTTCCAGGCCGCGAAAATGTGTCCCGCCCGTTCCTGTGATAATTTCCTCTTCGAGTGCGAGCAAGAGATCCTGTTCCTCGAAGTTGTCAATCTCAGACTCGAGCTGCGGCGCATCGGAGAGAATTTGTCGTGTGATCGGCATCCAAACCGCGATCGTCTTGACGCCTTCCTGGACGATCTCATAGCCCATGCTCGACTGAGGTTTCGCACCAGCCGTGTAACCCGCACCGGAAGTGTCAGTAACCTCGGGCACAACTGCCGCCGCGCGAGTCAGCCGATTGATACGCACGTACTCAACGAGGTTTGAACCCGTGCGACCTGTGGTAATCATGTCCACGATGGTGAGTGGCCGCAGCGGGAGCCCGACAAGCGTATCGTAATCACGCCGCACCAGCGCACCGCCCGAATCACTGCCGCTCATAATCACACCCTTCATCTCGGTGGGTTTAATTTCCACGGCGGGAGAATGAATCTTGATACCATCGGCGAGCTGTGCGCCCATGCCCTTCAACCCGAGCTCCTCTTCAATCCATTTTTTAATCTTTGGATCTTCAACAAACTCGCGTCCGGTTGACTTGCGACCATTGCGGGCGTCAGGTGCTTCCGTGTTGGCGTAGCCAGGACGATCGACAGGAGTGTTAAGCGCTGTACGCATCACGTCCTGCTGAGCACGGATGGCGTCATAGCCTTTCGCCTCTTCGATCTCGTCATTGAGTGTTTGCGCTTCCTTATTGAGCGTATCGATAGTCTGTTTCTGCTCATTGGTGAAGTCCTTGAGCTCGATATCTTTCGTATCATCCCAGAACTTCTTAATTGCAGCGAGCTTCGCCGTAAGCGCCGCTGCCTTTTCCTGTAATTTAGTCATTTTAATTTAGCTCCTGGTTAGCACCTGCGATTGGACTCGCAGGCTTTGTGCTCGCAGAACTGCGGCGTCAAGCGTCGGCTGATCAGACTTCTCTTCAGGATCGTCATCGGCCTTCTCGTCTTTTTTCTTCGCCTTAGCAATGAGCGCGGCCATATCGCCGTGCATCGCCGAGACATCCTTTTTCAATTTCCCCATCGCGTCGTGGATGCGGGTCATGTGAGTAAGGTTAGAAGATGAGTAGACCGCGCCGGCCTTAGCTTCGCGCAGTTCCATAATTGACTTGCTGCGCTCCGAGTATCCCGAGAGGATCTCAATGAGCGCCGCGCTTCTGTTTGCGAACACTTCCACAGCACCTAGAGCTATTTCAGTGTGTTTAGCGAAGGGTAATCGTTCTCGAAGATCACCCTTGAAATCGATTGGTTGGCGAGAGGCAGCGGTTTCAATGATATCCGCCTCGTCGCCTACGACTGCCGCTCTCATGCGAGAGGTAAACTCGGAAAGAATCTGGTCTACGGCGGCGACATAGTTAAAATCCGCTGCACCGCCATAATCGTTGAGATATTCAGCGGAGTAGAGGGCCGAGCAAAGAACATCGAAGAGAAAGTAGAAAGACTCCTCACGCTTGGCTAGCGTGTCCTCGAACATGCCTTTCTCTTCAACCTGCTCAGTGTTCGACTTTACTCCCGTCGCGGTTGCGAGTTTCTGCATGGGTGAAGTAACCAGCGAGTCCTCAATCGTCTCGCCTTTGAGCAAGATGCGGATGCGAGAGAACTCTTGGGCTTTCTTCATATTCGCGGCGAGGCGTTCAGGCTTGATGAATTGTGGGAGTTGCTCTTTGTAGTCTTTGGCTTCGACGTACTTCTTTTCAGTGACCGTGTAACCAAAGGAGAAGCCAACTGTTTTGCCTGCCTGCATACGCTCGCGCGCCTTCGTGCGGATATCTTGAGCGTCAGCGGTGGAGTGGAATTGAGATTTGACAAAGAAACCGTGCTCATCCTCTTTAGCTTCCACCGGGAAGCCTACGGATTCCTTAAAACTCCAGTCGTGTGAGTGGGCCGTGAAGCCGGACTCGAGGTAGTCTGAAATTCCATCCGCGAAGAAACCTTTGACTACAATGTCGCCACCTTCATCGATCTCGTTAAAAACACTACGGTAGCCTTCGATGGTCCCTGAACCTTCGTCAGAAACCTTGAGGGCTTTGAGATCGATGAATTTGCGTTCAGTGTTCTTCATTTTGAAGGGCTCCGCACCAAAAGAAAATCCCGCCAAATCCTCGAAAGGATCGGGCGGGCGGGAAACTGATTTGTTTCGCGGGCTCGCTACTTGGCTGTCAATCGTTCCAAACTGTCTAACTTCAGCAACGCGTTGTGGAGTGTGCGCCGGATACTGTCAATCGATGTCTTATGTCCCACGCTCTGCTGCTGTAGTGTGGACAAGGGAATGAATACATTCTCGGGCACTTGCGGACAGGGCACGTACTCCATTCCGTGCAGCATCATCGCTTCGTGTTTCTCTTTACAAAAGGGGCAGTCAATCAATTTAGCGGCAATCACACTCATCAGCCGCACACTTTAACACAATTCCGTTAAACGATTGCAAGCTATTCTTAGGATGTGGTGAGTAGCAATGGCTCACGCCAAGCTGGCAATAACAGCACTTCGCGCTCGACTGGCTGCGCTTGCGTCTCCATATACTGCGCAATCAACTCCTGTTTGAAGCGTTGAAACTTGGCTGGACAACAGGGAGATTGCGGGAGGAGATTACCGCAGTAAGTGCAGAGCATGAGATCGTAGCTGATGTTATAGGTTCCGTCGCCGAAGTTGCGCAATGCGCCCTTGAAGTGCCCGACACCTTGCCCCTGTTGGCGACTAAATTCGCAGGACATGTGAGCAAGATCAGCCCCATAATCCGCAAGGATGGTGAGCAGTTCCTTGTCGTGCCGGCTGAATACTAGACCGTTCGCCATCATCTGAAATCAAAGCCCTCCTACCGCGTGGCAAGAGGGCTAGGTCTTTGGAGAAGCTTCCTTTCTAAAGATTTCGCCGCTGTGGCGTGGGCTGTAGAATATCACGCCTTAATCTCAATCACTCCCGTTTCCCAGTTCACTACGTGCCAGCCCTTGCTTGCGATATCGGATTCGTCCAACGTCCCTCGATATGGGCCACCAAACCACGGTGACGGACAGACCACTTGCTTATCGTTTCCATTTGAGAGAATTGCCGCCATGAGTGAAAAGCTGGAGTTGGCGATAATGTAATGCCGACATGCCTTGAGTGCGCGAAAGTCGTCCAAGTCATCCGCCTGCTGCGAGTACTCGACGCGATCTCCGAATAGTTCTCGTGCGGCATCGAGATCGTCACTGAATACGAGAAACTTTTGATCACTTCCAAAGAGTTTCATTGCAGGTTCGTAGTAATCAAGCGCCATGCGCGGATGGAAAGCATTCCCCTGTGGTTTGTACTTTGTTGCCGCGGCGCCATAATCCCCAGCCCGATAATGAATCGCGCAATAATCATTTAGCGACTGCTCGCCCCGCATACGAAAGTACCAGCGCACTTCATCAATACTGTGAGAGAAATAGCGTTCGCTTTGGAAGTGGCCCAACAACGAAACACTGTGGCTGAGTATTACATCCTGATAACCAAAGGGTACGCCATACTCAGGTAGCTCGGGGCCAGTGTAGACAGGGAGTGGATTAACGAAGCGATCCTGAACCTGAACTATGTTTGTTTGTCCGAAGTTAAGCGCATCCGTGTTACGCCAAAAGGGGAAAGCGAAGTTGAATCCGTTGCGACGCGCAATGCCGATAGATGAAGCTATTTGGAAAGCTTGATTACAGAAGCGTCCGAATGATCCGAGTTTAGCGAAGGTGACGAGGTTGCTCATTTAACTTTATGCAACCCCGCGGCCTCAAACGCTTCAGATACTTTACGATCACATTCTTCGTGAAACGCTGAGCGGCCTTCAACGTACTCAATAAACTCCATTAATACTGATTTGCGGTGCGCGTGCGCCGTGCCGCCATATACCTTCTGCAAAAACTCTTCCATCAGATCTCTTATGTTTTCACTCACGAGGCGTTCTCCCTTACCAGTTGATTGAATTCCATCATATTGCAAAAGTTGTCAAAACTGGATTGAGCTAGATGCTTCGTCACGCATAGCGCCGCGAGTAATTCATCGCGGTCTAACTCCGTTACCGGGACGCCATAGTAGGTGAGGCTCTCCGCGCCTTCCTTGTCGCGCTCGACGATGTGTTTGGGGATGTTGCTCATACAGCGTTATCCTCCTTTAGCCACGCTCGATTAAAGTAGTACTCATAATCAATCAGAGGATGCCTACTCTTAACTTCTGGAAACAAGTGCTTGTACTGATAATCGATAAGCAGAAGATTTCCGCAATGGACCAGCAGGAAAAATCCCTTTTCTAATCCGAGTTCAACCCCGCGAAAGTAACCCGCTGCGCCATCTGAGTTGAACGATGGATCGGTAGGTGGAATGCTGGAGTCGATCTCCATGATTACGATTTTAGGCTTAGCCCTGAGTCCTTTGAAGACGTGGTAATCTGGGCCATCGGTATCCAAACTCAGGAGATCGCAGCTCTCGTCTACGAAAGCGTTGATATTGTACTCATCCACCTTGCAGCATTGATGTCTGACTCTGCGATTGTCTTTCCAGTTCTCTTTCGACTTGAGATAGAGTTGGTAGTCATACTCAACAAAGAGGCCGTACCATGCGTGATCTTGGAGAAGAAGCGCCGTGTTGCTGCAAAACAGACCATCCGCGCCACCGATCTCGACGCACTTGCCCTCGTCGATAGCGAGACGTTTGACGACTTCGATTAAGATCCCCTCTTCACCATTCTGACTTGTGAAGTAGTTTGCGCCGTATTTGTGGAGGAAGTTAAGCATGAGAGTCTTGCTCGTCTCGGAAGATACCGAGTAGGGCCATGCGAATTGGACCATTAGCTCTGATGTCTTCTATGACTGCCTCCTTTACTCGCCTACGAAAGCGTTCTTCTTCAGTTTCGACGCGACCTGGCCCAATGGACATAAGCATTCCACAGGCGTCACATCTTTTCTGAACGGTTACACCCTCAGGTGTCTCAGTACGGTCTGTTTCTCTCCACGTATGATCATGTGTCCATGGATCCATTTTTATTTACCTCAAAATCAGAATTACGAAATCTGTGGTGGTGAAAGAGCGCGGGGTAGTTATCGCTCTCGGGATAACCTTCTCTTGAATAAACAAACTCCTGTCCGAGAAAGCGATTATACACCGCTGGCCATGCGTGCAATTTAATTCCTTCGCGATACGCCAGCGTCGTCAGAATCGCCTGATCATGTCGATTCTCTCTAAACTCAGGATGATTCGGTGCGCGTGAGGGTGAGTCATCAATCAATCTGCCTCCTTCAAAGAGACACCAGTCAAGCCACTCTTTTACAAACGCTCGCGAGTAGTCAGAGACGCGAAAGAAGATAACTGAGGCTTGGCACTGCTTATGGAAACGTTCCCACGCAAGGCGTCGGACATTGATCCAATGTTGCTCCCGATTGTCCTTATGGAACCGGGAGAAAACAAACACGTCTTGATCGCCGTCCATGTTGAGCATTCGCCCGCGTTCCCACCACGGCCATACCGCTTCAACAATATCTCTCTTACACCAGTGAGCATGTTCCCAGTTGTTTCCGAATAGAAAGATATCCTGATCCATGAGCTCGATGATGTGGGAGACGTTGTTGATGAACTCGACGCCTGCGTCTGAGTAAATGAGGATGTCTCCTTTCTTCGGCATTACGACCGGACCAGATCCGCCTATTCCGTCAAGGAGTTTCAAGATGATCCAAGGCTTCCAAGCCCAATATCCGAGCCCGCGTGATTGGCTTGTTAGTGATTCATATTGCAAATAGAAGCCCGACTCCCGCAGCTTTGCTAAACTCCAATGTGTCGCGGTTCCGACGCCGTTATGGAGCGCCGACATAATGCAGAGATCGGCCGCGCGGCTCATGCTGGAATCTGAGAATGTCACGGCGTGGATTGTCACTTAGTTTTCTTTTCACTTAGGTGTATTGCCAACGCCATGAGGAGAAGGGCAAATATCCAAAAGACACCTAACGCTATAACTCCGCTACAGTCGGGACACTGCGGATCGGCCCAACAGGACGGACACTGAAACAGTAGCATCATTTCATCCTCTCTTCGCTCATCTGAAACAACTCAGTGTAATCATCAATCTCCCCCTTCTGCCAGATCGAGCTAATTCGTGGACGTTGATATGCCACCATCGGCGCGATGCAGTAGGCGTTGAGTTGCGACAACTGAGTGCTGAGATAGTTGTCAAACATCTGCACGTTCAATCCCGGTTGATGCTCCAGTAAGTAAGGGACAACTTTCCGATTGAAAGCTATGCAGTGTGTCGTCCATGCAGCATAGACTCGAAACAAATGCTCACTCACCCGCTCCGGCCATTGCTCGCCATTGTTCCAGCAGATGAGATTCGCGCCGAGATAGAGGATGTCCCATTCTGCCGGCAGTTCACTGATTGCTTGCTCTAAGTGCGAGAGATCGCGAAAGATACAATCCTCTTCCAGTAGTAGGAGAGTTTGCGAATCAGACGCAAGGAAGTCTTGCAATATCCTTCGCACTGAGCCACTGAAGCTTTGATGCGGACCGAGGATCTCTTTGTCGTCGATGGGGAGAGCAGAGAACTCGAGATAGTTGTCGAGGCCGACGCGCACAAACTCTTCTTGCGCCAAACACCACTGTACATCGTCAGAGGTGAGTACTACTTTGCGTTGGAAGAAGGACCAGTTCACGCCATTATCTCCGTGTACTTCTTTACTAATTGCAATCTTATTACGCCGCTCTTGAGATCTTTTGTCAGGCGAATCGGAGAATGCAGATGTGGGTATTTTGGGTACGCGGTAATCGACGCGTAAGGCTTTCCGTCAACAAAGACTTGATAGGACTGTGAGGCTATTTCGGTGACCAATGGCTCATTATAATCCCCTAAACGTATATCAGTAATTTCAGGCTTAACTACAAGGCGGATATCGCCACTGGAAACAATTAGTTTCCGGCCAATGTATAATTCTGTCACCTTAATCGCAGTTGCGTAGTCGAGCATTGAGGTTCCCTCACTGCAATATCAACGTGGGCTCAGGTGGTGGAATAATCTTACTCCCCCGCAACAACTCCGACTGCTCCTCGGTAAGCGGTTGAATAGCCCAACTAACTTGAGCCGCAGTCGCAATGAAGCAATACTCCTGCCCGCACTTGAAACAGCGAATCGGCTTCTCATGCGGGGCGATGACGACTGAGGCGCGCAAATCATTCAGCACGCCGGGATCGGGAGGGGTAACAGAGAAGCGCTGACTGCATTTGGGGCAGGTGAAGGGGAATTTGTTCGAGTCTGACATTGGATTACTTTCGTTGCTGTAAATCTTCGCGCAGTTTATTGATCTGAAGTCGCCTGCTACACGTATCACTGATATTGCAAAGTATTAACGCCATAAGAATCACACAGACCGCGGTTATCACGTCGTTCAGTGTTGCCGGTCTATCGTCGTCGCTCATCTTCTCTCACTCTCTAACTGGCCTACCCGACGCTGAAGGTCGCGAGTTTCACTGCGCAATACGCGAATAGTAAGTACCAATAGTGCCACTACTGATAAAAATATAAGCATTGGTTCCCACCATGCCGCGTATCTGCGATCCAGATCACTCACAACGCTCCTCCCTCTGTGCATCGTGGACATTCGCGCGGATCGTTTGTGTGCCCTGATGACTTACATTCAGAACAGATCGTAGCGAAGCGCTGGCCCGCAAATCGACTCCCGCAATGTCTGCATCGAGCGTTCTTTGGGCGATTGTCGATGATCGGGATGCTCGCCGATTGCTCAGAAACCTGCTCCTGCACCTGCGGTGTGTCATGTCTTTCGCGTTGCTGACT